CGTCGTCCGGGTGGTTATCCGGTCTTTGGGGCTGACAGTACCTTAACAACCGATAAGTGTAATCAAATAGGCGGGTTCTGCGGTCCAGGCGGCCGCCGTGACGGGCCTTGCAAGGCGTCGAATCGGGCCGCTGGCGTGTGTTCCCGGCCTTGTCCGTGGGTCTATACGTCCGGAATCTGAAAGCGTGCCACGGGCCTTTTTTTTGAGGCTTTAAAGGACAAGAAAAAACCCGGCATGTGCGCCGGGTGTGTGCTGGTGGCTGCTGGGTGTTTGCTGGGTGTTTGCGGTCCTGGTCCTGGTGAGCTGCATGTATCAGGACAAAAGAAAACCGGGCATATAAGGCCCGGCAAAGACAAAAAGAAAGCCCTGAAACGGTCCAGGGCATTAAAAAAGCCGGGACGGTGCCCGGCCTGCTGTCAACTTGCTTGTTCTCTTTGATATGCTATGCTGATGGAGTTCCAGCGGGCTAGCAGTCTTTCTATGTCACGCGGCGTTCGTGCTATGTACACTGTTAGGACGCTCGACCACATGTTTTCATATGTTTCATACCCGGCCATATATACCGGATACGTGTTTTCTGTTCCCGGCAGCACGTATAGAACATTGCCGACAAGCGATCCCGGCACGGTGTCGTCGAGTTTAAACCCTTTAGCGGCGGCGGCCTGGTCCAGGTCTGAATAGCTCACGTTCTGTATTTTCTTCATTTTCTTTATTCCTCCATTATTGGATAAATTCCCCTGTTTCCTGCAATGAGCGATAGCTGGACGCGCTAAATATGATATGGTCCAGCACTTCAATGCCTAACAGTTGACCGGCTTTCTTTAGTCTGAACGTCGCTTCTAAATCATCCGCGGACGGCTCCAGATTCCCGGACGGGTGGTTATGTGCAACAACAATTGCAGTTGCGCGCTCAATCAGGGCCGGCGCGAACACTTCACGCGGGTGCGCCAATGTTCTGTTGACCAGTCCCACAGTCACGACAACGTGTTTGATTATGTTGTGCGCACCGTCGAGCAGGACAACTATAAAATGCTCCTGTTTCTGCAATCCATAGTGTTTGATGGTTTCATAGATTGCCGCCGGGGTGTTGCCGGCGTTCTTCTTCTCGCGCTCACACAACATTGCAATTAGTTCGTTTTTTGTGAATCTGCTGTAATCCATGCTCCAGCCTCCATTAAACAAACTCAAGGCCCGCAGGCGTTTCAAGTGAAATAGCTTCCTGCTCAAAAACTGTTTTTAGGTTGTCACAAATTGCGACTAGTTTTTCATGGTCGTATTCATCACAAAACGCATAACAGATTGTAATGTTTTCTGTTATCAGTTTGTTTAATTCTGTTGAATACCAGCTGCCAACCGCGCGTGTTGCGGTTGCGCCACCAAATAAAACAGAAAGTTTTTTCAGTGTGTCATTAACGTAATAGTTGACAACATTCTCTGGTGCTGGTTCGTCGTGCATTGTTGACGGTACATAGATTGCGACTTTCTTTCTAAGCATTTTTTAATCTTCCTTTTAAAAACGTGTTCAACTTCCGTTGACGCTTTAACAATAGCACTTTGATGTTATGTTGTCAACATTGTTTTTTCATTTTTTCCAGCTATCGGTTTTTTGACGCTTTCCGGCCTGCTGCCAACACTGAAAACCCTTGCGCCGCATATATATAGGTACGTGCGCACGCGTTCTATATATATATGTATATATCGGATTCCAGCTCTAAAACACACGCTAAAACCTTGCTTTAAAAGGGTTTATATAATATTTTGAACTAAAAGCAACTGTAAAATACCTGCTAAATGCTTATCCTAAAAGGTTTTGCGAAAAACTTGAAGATTTTCGAAAAAAATCTTGGAAATTTGTTGACAATAAAATATCAATATGCTATTGTTAAAGTGTCCTCGGAAAGAGGAACACGGATTTAAACGGGAGTCAGAAAGATGCTTAGAACAAACAGCAAGAAAGCAAGAGAGAATGTGAGACAATGGATCCTGGATAATTTCGGCCCGGATTATGAGGCCGGATCTTTCCTGGAGGCCGCTAAAATCATCAATGAACATTTTTACAATGAGAAACTGAAAAACGATCTCCGCTATGAGGCGGGACGTGTATCAAGGTTTGACTTGTTCGAGGACTGGGCAAGCGGGCTGCCGGGCGCGTTGTGCTGTGACAACATCTATCTCAGGCCGGTTGTTCCTGTTGTGGCTGCAATCCTGGAGGAGACGCCGGCGAAGGCCGCGCGTTTCTCGGAGGACCAGGCCGAAAAACTGATGATTACGTTGGTTTATAGGGAGCTGGAGGCCGTCGCATGAGTGAGAGACAGAAAAACAGGATCATGGCGCTGTTCCTGATATACAGCAACGCCGGCATGAGGATATCCGACAGCCTGAAAAGGGCTGTCGAGAGGATAGAGAACGAGCGCGCCGCCGCAATCGTGGCCCGCGTGCGTTAGGTCCTTTTTGGCGGTCCCTCACCGGGGCCGCTTGTAAAGGGTCTAAAAGGACCTGTAAAACTTTTTGGAGGCATGAGAATGGCAGATTCAAGATACCGGCTGGCCTATGACATCGCAAAGATGTTCGAGGAGTTCGACCCCTACGGAGCCAGGGACTCCTTGCCTGATACGGATATGACCATAGAGGAGGGCATAGAATGGGCCGCCCGTGAGACGGTGGACAACCGCAGCGCCCTGGAGTGGTCCCTTGACGAGCTGGAGACAATGGCCGCCGACCGCTGGCCAGGAGACCCTGCAAGGGTCCAGGCATTGCGTGAGAGATTCGACAAGATATGGAACGTGGCCTAAAACGGGGCCGGAAACTTTGGAGGATTTGGCAATGGCGAAAAGCACAGACGGGAAGACGCTGGTGAAGGACACCTACGAGGACATAAAGGGCATGGACGGACGGCCCATGCTGCGATGGGTGACGGTATCGGACGCGAACGGACACTATGTCGAGAGACAGGTCTACAGGGACGAGGACGGCATAGACTATGTGAGTCTTGGCGGGTTCTTCCTGGACAGGCTCAAGATGGAGGCGTTGGGGCTGAGTTTCAGCTACTACGAGAAAGACCCATCATGGAGCTAAAACGCACATGGAAACTTTTTGGAGGATATCAGGGAAATGTGTGACTATTACATCCTTAACAACGAGACGGGCAAGATCGAGCTGCATTTCGAGAAATCAACCTATCTTGCATTGAGCCAGGACCAGAAGGAAAGAGTCAAGGGCTCTTTCCTCTGGGGCCGCAACTCCGGTTGCTGGATCTCACGCTGCAAGTGGCCCAACACCTCATACGCCGTCAAGGTGGCCGAGGATCTGGGGCTTGAGGACGCCGGGGCCGAGGGCGAGCGCAGGAGCTTCGCCGACCAGATGGCGGACAAGGCCGAGAAGGCCGTCAGACGCGCCGAGAGATACGAGGCGAGATCGGATGCCGCCGAGGCAAGAGGCGAGGCCCTGCAGGCCCCTATCGAGTCCATGCGCGGGGATATCGCGTTCTTCACGCAGCCGAACATCAACACCAGCGCCGGACGTGCGTTCACAAACAGACGCAATGCCATGTGGTCCTCCTGGGAGAGGGGTTTCGAGGAGTTCAACAAGTCCGAATACTGGCAGGGCCGCGCTAAAAGCGCCCGCGAAACCTCTGAGCAGAAGGAGCTTCGGGACCGTGCTTTCGTCCAGCGCCGCATTGAGGAGAGACTGGCCGACATCCGCAAGCTGAAAAGGAGCATCGAGGAATACGAGGGTTACAGAAATGCCCTGGACGCCGGGGAGAAGCCGCGCAACAAGTACGGCTGGGACGTGAACGTCACGGCCGAAAGCGTCGCGAGGAGCCTTGACAGGTGGCTGGACATGCTGGAGGCGAAACTTGACGAGCTGGGTTTCTACCAGGACTGCATGGACAGGATAGGAGGCATCCAGTATTCGGCCGACAACATCAAGCCCGGCTATGTTGTGAAGGTGCAGCGCTGGGGCCTTGTCCAGGTCTATTCGACCGGGCCGAAGAACTTCAAGGCCAAGAGCATGGACGAGAGCGCATGGCCCGGAGAATATGCCTATGCCGAGATACTGGCGGTTGTCAGGGCCGAGGAGAGCAAGCCGGAGGCGCATCCGTTCAAGGTTGGCGACTGTTTCGACGAGGCGGAAGTCAGGACCGCGGAGGGCTGGCGCAAGGTCCACTGTGAAGTGGTCAGGGCGACCGACAAGAGCGTTTCGATCAGCGTGGACGGCGGGAAGCCGATTGTCCGCAGGCCGTACAGGAGCCAGTGGGGCAAGGATCCGGCATGGTACATCGACCTGGGGCACGGTTTTCTGGTCGGACTTGGCAGAACGTGGGCTAAAAGGTGATGGAAAACTTTTTCCGGGTGGTCAGGGCTTGCCCTGGTCGCTGTGGAAAGGGTTTTAAAAGGACACTGAAAACATTTTTATTGGGAGAGACATAAAATGACAGCACTTGAAAGGGAAAAGAGAGACGAGAGGAACAGGAAGGTCAAGGGCGAGAAGGCTCTGCATATCGTTGACATCGGGATTGTCCCGCACAACAAGAGCTACTTCTGCATAAGGGAGACGGCAAGCGGATATTACGTGCAGAGTTTTGAGACGATCGTGCTTTATGTCAGCAAGAACAGCGGCAGGATCACGAGGACCTGGAACAGCTACACAAGGGCGACAACATGTCATATCAATTATGCCCTGAACTGGATTGAGCAGAATACACAGACAAAGCCGGAAAGGCTTCATCTGTCGAGCGAGAAGTATTGCCGCCTTCCATATAGGTGGGTTGGTATGGAAGCGGCCTAAAAGGCAGGAAAAACATTTTTTTGATTGGAGAAAGAACAATGACAGGCACTTTTAAAGTAAACAGAATCAATCCTAGCGGTTTCTATGTTTCCGAATTAGACTACGATCCTATTTTTGCGGGAGGCGATAACCCCGAAGGATATTTCAAAATGATAATCGAGCCTCTTTGCTTTGACGGACATACAGGTGTTATCCGTAGATGCAGGAACAAGCCAGGGTGGACGATTGAGGGGGAAGGATATATTGTTGACGGATCACTCAAGGAAATAGATGAAAGAGTGAAATACCATAGAAAACAATATAAAAAATACAAATACGAACATATCATTTATCAGGAAGTGGCAAGCCTTTCAGATTAGGCAAAGCAGCTCAAGAACATTTTTGAATTGGGAGGAAAGAACATGAAGTACAACAAAGAATACATGACAGCAATTTTCAAGGCAAACACAGGCAAGAACTTCCACGCACAGGAGTGTGTACGGCTCGTGAGAGACAACAAGGAGCTCATGAAGGCATGGAGGAAGGCCGACGATCTGTGCGGGTTCATGGAGGTCGTAAAATCGGACGAGGCTTTGAAGTGGTCCGCCTTTATGGTCTATTGGTGCGGCACAGTGTATTCCGATTGGTACTACCGCCGTGAGTATTGCGGCAAGTTCGCAACAGAGTTCTTCAAGACGACAAGTGACATCGGAAGTCTGAAAATTGGCTGCGACGGCATGAAGGTCCTTGTCGGCAATCACTATGGCGATGGCGTCAACCGCGTGGCGATATTCGATTCATGTTCCCATCATGACTGGAATCTGTCGCACCTGTTCCCACACTCAGACGTCACTGTGCAGGGCGAGAATATCAAGGTGTACAGCTACGACTGCGGCGAGGATGTTTCACAACCTTGTCTGGTACGTGGCATGTATACAGCGATGATCGCTTCTTTGCTCTGGTCAAATGGAGCGACTAAAAGACAGTAAAAACATTTTTTCAATGGGAGGCAAAAGAATGAAGAACAATTACTTGGCAAGAAAAGAAGCCGCAAGGAACGAGGCGCTGGAATGGATGGATGTGGCATCAAGCGAGGACCTTTCCTACGGCGATATCTGCGATGCACAGGATCGTTTCTACACGCTTGGCAAGAGATACGGACTTCTGGAGGAGTTCAGGGAAAACGGAGTGCCTTGTTAAAAGGTCTACGGAACATTTTTGAATTGGGAGGAAACAATGGCATACAGATACAAACTTACAAAGAAAGGCAAGGCAAAAGTATCCCATTTTCTGAAAGAGTGCAGGGCATTTAAGAAGGAGCTTCTGGACGGAAGAAAGGATACGGCAAACCGTCAAAGGCTGTTACCTAACATGGACGCCATTTTAGAGGATATAGACTTCTGGGTTAGCGACGAGGACACCGTTTACAACGACTGTTGGGGTATTACCGACAATTATGATCTGCCGCTTGAATTAATCAAAGGGCAGGACTTTGAAGCGGTCTAAAAGGAAGGACAAAAAAGATGTATACGATCACACTTCCCGGTCTGTGTCTGAAATACGACAGCAAGGCTGTGGCCTACGAGGTTTTTGAGGTCCTTTGCACCGTGTACGAGCATGACGCAAGAATCAGCTTGCAGAAGAACGGCAAAGAAGTACAGTATGCCGTTGTCGAGAAGGACAAGGCCGACTACAAGGTTGTGAAAGTGGCCTAAAAGGACTGTCAGACACTTTTAAATTTAGCATTATTGTAGTATAGTCAATAAAGGAGATTGACAATGACAACAAACAAGAGCAAGGCCGCCATGAGGTATGCAGCACGATTGACGTGCATATACGACTGGACGGTATATCGGAGCATGGACAGGATTCCGGAGAGACTGTCACGCGGAGACTGTCTTGAAGCGATAACACGCCTGGGGGAGCATCTTCCGGACCCGCTTGTGCAAAAACTCTGGTCCATTGTCGGGGACCTTTTCCCCGGTATCGGCAACAAGGACATAGAGGACGCTGACAAGTGGATCATTCCTGAATTGGTTAAGGCCTACGGACAGCAGAGACGGGAGATCAACGCCGTACAGAGGCTGCGTGAGGTTTTCCATGCCGAGGGAATCACCCTTATGGATTTGCAGAATCAGACCGGAGAGCCGTATGTCCACTTCATGCGATGGACCCGTTTCCAGAGCCATATACCTGACATCGTGGTGCAGGCAGTAGAGAATCTGGACACTGCTAAAAGACCGTGGAAAACCTTGGACGTTTTCAAGGAGCGCGACAGGCTAAGGAGAAAGTATGAGAACGCTGCAAGAACTGAGAAAAGCTAAAGGGCTGACGGCGTACCAGCTTGAGGACGCTGCGGGCGTGGGTCGGCTTTTTGTCGCCCGTCTTGAATCCGGGCAGACGAATCCGGAGAACGTGAGAATCGGCTACGCGCATAAGATCGCTGTTATATTGGGAATCAGTCTTGACGAGTTTTACATGATTACCACAAATGCCGAACCGAATCACCGGAAGGGATCGCCATTAATGGTGAAGGGACAGCCGCGCAAGATCGGCGGCAACAGGTGGAAGAACAGGAACAAGGAGCCGGAGAATGACTAAAAGACAGGTCAGAAACTTTTTCAACAACAAGCCTGAGTTCGTCAGGGACAACAATGTATGGTGGAACGGAAACGTCGGTTTCCTCATGTTCGACAGGTCCCTTCTCATGCTTCTGGGCAAGGACACGGACAAACCTGCGCTGCTTCTGATCCAGAGGCTCCGTGACATCCCGTTCCTCGCATATGACGAGAGGCGGGGAGTGATTGTCGGCAGCAGGAGAATGACAGAGGAGGCCCGGTTATGACAGGCCCCGGGGACCTTGACATCCTGCTCCGGGAGATCGACGCCCTGATAGAGGAGGAGAAGGACTGTCTGGCTGAGAGAGCCCTGGAGTTCGTCGGCCTGGCGGAGGATGCGGACGACCGCAGGGAACGCATCCTGGACCTGGCAGCGGTCATGAAGCTGGACGGCAGGGATCCGGTCCTGAACAACATCATATCCTGTTACAAGCCATATGAGGAGGACGGGAAAATCCTGGATAGCGCCTGGGCGGTAGGGGATACCGTCCGTGAGCTTGAGATACTGAGAGCGAGGCTAAAAGCCGACGAAAAACCTTTGGAGGAGAGATAGGATGTCAGCAATCGAGGATCTGGTCTGCCGGTTCTGCGGAAGGAAACCGGAATTGGTCAGGTTGACAGGTCGTCCCGGGGATCCCGTGAAGTGGAGGGCCAGATGCAACTGCTTCTTCTCGGACGAATACGAGAACCCCGTCCATGCCTATCTGGATTGGGAGGCAAGGGCAGGGGAGGCGGAGAGAAGGGTCGCGACGGCTCTCGGAAACGCCTTCCGCTGAAACCTGCACGAAAAATGTTTTGCACAGACAGAGTGAGACCCTCCTTTCCGGGAGGGCCTCGTCATATATTGGAACCGGTGGTTTCCTCAACCCCCAGGGGTTGACCCCACTTTCTCCCCCACGAGGAGGAGTGTGCTCTCCAGAAGCTCCGCATACTCCTGCCACATCTCCCATGCGTACATGTACGACGCGGCGTTCTCCATCACGTCGAGGATGTCCTTGACGTCGGTGTTCACCTGTATGGTGGAGTTGTCCGGCCTGCGCTCGAGCACGGGGTCCACGACGTCCGTGAGGTCTATCTCGACGGGCGTGGGGACCTCTATGTACTCGGTCCTCGTGGCGCAGGAGCAGAGCAGACAGAGCGAGAGCATGCACAGGATGCAGCAGGCCTTCCACAGGTCGTTTCCGTTTCTTCTCATCTCGGTGTGGCCCCCTTGTCCAGTGCCTTCTGCGCCATCTTTCTGGCTATCTCCAGAAGGGACCCCATGTCGTTGGTCCTCCTTGCGGACTCTATGTCGTGCATCACGGTGTCGTACTCGGTCCTCGCCTCGGCCTGCGCCTCGACGGTCCCGGTGACGAGCGGCGTGGAGTCCTTCAGAAGGTCCCTCTCGGCCTCGGCCCTCTCCGCCTTGGCCTTCTCGATTGTGACCTCGCCCTTGACCTTTGTCACCGTCTCGGACGAGCCTTTGGCCCTGCCGAAGAGGAAAGCCCCCAGCAGAGCCACAAGACCAAGAAGAAAGGCAGAGAGTCCGCTCATACCCTGACCACCTTCCTTCCCCTGAGCATCCAGTAGACGCCGTCATTGTCCTTGTACAGGTTGTCGGACAGCCTCTCCATGCCCTCGAACGGGTCCTTCTGCTCCTCGGCCTGCGAGGCCTTCTCCTCGGCCTTCTCGGCCTTGCGCCTGATCAGCGCCAGGACGCCCTTGATGCCGTAGCACGAGAAGACGAACTGGATGATGTAGACGAGGAATATCCAGACGGGCCAGAACGCCTCGTTCGCCGGAAGGGGCATCGCCTTGACGAGGATCGTGGTGAACACGATCACCTGAAGCCATGTCGCGCCCTGTATGCAGGCCATGCGCAGCATCGGGAGGGTGCGGGGGAGTCTGTCCCCTATCTTCCCGCCGAGCCAGTCGAAGGCCTTCTTGACTGTGATCTCCGTGATCATCGCGATCACGAAGCCAACCACGACCATCATGAGGAACGAGTAGCCGTAGTCTGCGAAAAACTGCTTGATAGTCTCCATTGTATGTTCTCCTTGCAAGGTTGGATTGCGTGTCTGCCGTGAGGGGTCACATGCCCTTCAGCAGCGGTATGACGGCCTCGACGACCTTCTTCGGGACCTCCGAGCCGTTCTTGAGGGCCACGAGCCCCGTGACCATTATGATGACGCCGAGGACTATGAGGCCCTTGACGACCCATCTGACGGTGTCGTGCAGTCTCTCCTGCCCGACCTTCAGCTCCTTGACGTCCTTCTCCAGCCCGTCAACCTTCGATTCTATCTTGTCCATCCTTCCGTTTATCTCCCTGATGGTGTTCCATGCCCCGCTGGCCTTGTCCTCGACCTTGCCGAGCCTGTCCACTATCTCCTTTATGTCACGTTCGCACTGGTATATGCGTGAGTCTGTGTCCATGTGCGCACACCTCCTTCTACGATTCTACCCCAGGATGGGGCAGAGGGTTGGAGGGGTGCTCCGAAACGCTCCGAAACGCTCCGTTGGAGGGGCGGAGGCCCCTGCGGCAGGGGACAGACGCCCCTGTTAACGCAGACGTCACAGAGGATGCTCACAGCCAGTTCGGTCTGGCCGGTATCCGCAATGTGTCCGTCACGTTCAGCCATGCCTGCCTCCATGCCCTCAGTTCGGAGAGCTGCGCCTCCGTCAGGGTCTCCAGCCACAGCGGTCTGTCACAGACCGTGAAGCACTCCGTCTCCCTTCTCGCTCTGAGGTACGATTCGATGTCGGGCCCTCCGCCATCCTCGCAATATGCCCAGAACGTGTCGAAATGGGCCTGTGCGAGGCTCTGCTCATCAGTGGTGTGCCCTGATGTCTCCTCGTAGACGAAGACCGTGTACGGGCCGTTCTCGTCCGTCCTCGTCTCGGTCACGATGTTCCTTCTCAGCCACAGCTCCCCTGTGACGGGGAAGTGCTCGACCTCTATGGGCCGTGTCGCGGATTCGCTATGCTGCATTTCTCCTCCTGTCATGTATGCTGACCACCTTGGCGGCCAGACCGAACAACCCGGTGAAGTGGAGGCTTCTGGCCGCCCTTCCTTCCGAGTCCGAATATCTGTAGAAGCCCTTGTAGCACAGGAGCCTCACAGCCTGTCTGTATGATGGAAGCCCTCTCCTGCGTATGCGGAGCATGAGCCGCCTCGAATGTATGTAGTTGCGGTCTCTCATCGTGACCTTGCCCGACGGATGCATGACATAGCCCATCATGTCGAGCGAGGCCCTGTCCATCCTCTCCACGTGCCAGTTCCCCTTCACGTCATAGCGGAGTGTGCGCTCGGCATAGGAGGCTATGGATGTGACCGCATGTCGGATTGCGGCCCTCGATGCGCCCAGGAGTGCGATGTCGTCCATGAACATCATCATGTATCTGACAGCCTTCCTCCCCCTGTATCTGATGGCTGTGGCATGGTGCCATATGAAGGATATAAGGTACTGCGCCGCCCACTGCGAGACGAGGGAGCCTATCATGAACCCCCTGTATCCCTGCACCCTGTGCGAGTGCAGAAGTGCGCCCCACAGCCAAATGATGTCCCTGTTGGCGCAGTCACGGACGAAGAGGCGCATGAAGGTCTCCATCCTTGAGGACGGGAAGCACTTGCGTATGTCCAGCTTCACCCTCCATCTCGCCTTCCTCGAATATCTGAGTCCGTGCCTCTTGGCATATGCGAAGGCTCTGTTGTCCCTTCTGACGAAGCGTCTGAGCATCCTCACTCCGAGGACCTGGCCCCTTCCGGGTATGGATGACATCTGGTTGGGCGACATTCGTCTGCGCCATATCTCCGAGCATGAATGGACGGCTATGTAGTCGAGCACCTGCTGCATGGGGGATTCCAGACCTATCTGCCGCTCCTTTCCCGTGGTGTGGTCCCGCCTGTCCCGGATGACTACGGGAGGGAGGTCGAAATCCCTCTCCCTGACGATGCGGCAGGCTTCCTCGGATATCCAGTCGATCGCCGGGAGTATGGATGATCTGTCATTGGTCCTGAGCGCATAGCTGTACTGCCGGGCGGTCACACCGCCTCTCAGAATGAGACGCCGGAAGTCATGGCGCTTCCAGTGCCGGAACACGCAGTCGATGACCCACGGCCTCACGGTCTTAGGGTCTGTTATGTCGATGCGTTTGCAGCTGCGTTTCATTTCGCCTTTTCTCTCTCTTGATCGTCTACCGGACGTTCGCTCTCCTACCAGCCCGGCGGTTTAGGACAATGATTTTCTCCGCAGAGGGGACTGCATTGCACTGGGATGTGTTTTCAAGAGATTGCCGACCGCAGATGTTCCAGTTCGCGTTACCGAGCCCGTTGTTGCCGTTGCAAGCGGAAAGACCAGCATTGCCGGAACCGTTGTTCAGGTTGCCGAACAGGAGCCACTCGCGGATCTGCAATGCAGCCCCTGCGCTTCAGAATCAATGACAGTTCACTGTAAGGGGCAGGGCCCCTCCGGACGGCCTAGGCCGTCCATTCACCCCGGTTCCCGTTTGGTGAGAGCCGACCGCAGATGTTCCAGCTCGCGTAACCGAGCCCGCAGTCGCCGGTGCAAGCGGAAAGACCAGCAGCGCCGGAACCGGTGTGCAGGCTGCCGCACAGGAGCCACTCGCAAAGCCCCGTCATGGCTGCGTTCATGTAGAAGCCGTCTCTCGTGTACGTGGAGGAGGACCCCCCTTTCTCCGCAGGGAACATGATGCCCCCGTTGAATCCCATGCGCTTGGTATACTGCCACGAGGAGCTTTCAGGCTGTGCGATGGTGATGCCCGATGCCGTGTAGTCGGAGGTCAGAGAGGTCGTCTGCTCGGCGCTCCTGGCCACAGTGTACGGCTCGTACCAGTATTCCGAGGCCTCGGTGTAGAGATTCAGGATGGTGTCGGAAGGTACCTCGTAGGCCCCGTACATGTACTCGATGCCCTGCAGCTTCGCAGGGTTCTGCTCGTTGGTGCATGAGTTGGGGGACCCGTCGTTGCCGAGCACCGCGTCGCACGAGCCTGTGCGCCACATCCATGATGTGATGTATGTGGATGTCGTGGTGTCGAAGGCGGCCTGTGCATCCGTGTTCAGGGCCACGTACTCCACCCCGTCCACAGTGACGGTCTCCTTGGAGAGGAGCATGGCACCGTCAACGCCCGAGATGTCATAGGACGCGGTGGCTCCGTAGGAGTAGGACGATCCGAAGCGGAGCGTGGAGCCTACAATGAACTGCGCCGCCGTGGAAGCCGAGACCAGAAGCCTTGTGGTGCCCGTCTCTGCATGGGCCACGACATAGGATGCGGATGTCTTGTAGTAGTTGACGCATCCCTGCAGAAGGGCATCGGCGGTGAGGCTTGCGTACTTGATGTAGAGCATCAGCACAAGCCACGAGTGGTCGCATCCGCACATGCCGCTGTACTGTGTGCCGTGCCTTCTGGCATAGGTCTGCGATGTGTTGTGCGAGACGAAGCCTGTCGTCGGTGTCACACCCGAACGGCACTCGAAGACCTGCGAGGCGGATGCGAGGCTCTGGTCGATGTGGCCTGCGTACTTGCCGTGGCATACCCAGGGGCGCATCGTGCCGTCCAACTTCACGGCTTCTGGGACGGGCTTGCAGATGTCATGGCCCGGCTGGTATGCGTCGGAGATCCCGTGCACATATGTCGTGTCGGTGCTGTCGTACCAGTGGTACGGAGCCATCTGGAGGACCCCCACGAAAGCGTCGGCATCCGAGCGTCTGAAGTTGGATGTGATGCCGTCTATGGCGGTTATCACGATGTCGAGCGTGTCTGCGTCCACAGTCCAGTTGCAGTCTTTCACCGCGAAGAGCGGAAGACCTGCGTAGTCGTCCGTGTTAGCGACGGTGTCGGTGGAGGGTGTGCAGGACAGCCCTGCGTTGTCGCCGCCCTTGGTGCCCGTGGAGACGCTTGAGACGGCAGGGGCGTTGAATGTCGTGTACCCGTTCCACCCCGTGCGTGTGATGGTGTACCACTCGTCGCACAGGGCCGTCAGCTCAGCGGATGTGGCTGTCAGTGCGCCGCGGGACACGAACCAGTTCCTCATGACCCTGTCATAGGTCGCCTTCGTCCCGTCGAGGAGCGAGACGGGGTCGTAGGTCGAGTTGAAGAGCGCCGTCACCGCCGAATTGCTCAGGGCGTGCGACGTGTCCGACGCCGAGGGGATCTGGGTGACGATGGACGAGATCATCTCTCCGAGGTTCGCCTTCAGAAGCTCCCCGTCCGCGTTCGTCCGCTCGACGAGTATGTTCAGCTCGTCCGCTGCGATGCCGGGGTACTGCGTCCCGGCGCTTTCATGCTGGTTTATGTCCTTTACGTCAACTGCCATCTGAGGCCTCCTTTGTCGTTATGGTTATGGTTTTGATTGCGGTCTGTGTTCATGCGGGTCTCCTTGTTAGTAGCCAATTGCCAAGTATCTTGCATCATTTCCACCCGAATACAATGAAGTACTTGCCAACACATATTTGACATATCTAAAGCCCTTCTCTGCTGGGTACAGGGGGTCTGCTGGTGGAGTAGGCTTCCATTCAAAACGGCAGTACTGTGGTTGATTGATGATTACATGGATGGTTGAGTTGGAGAACGGGCCACCCTGTTCATCTGGATAAGTGTGGAATGCTCCTGTTTTCCCACTGTTCTCCGTATCTGAGATGTTCCCCCACTTCAACTCCAGCCCGTTGGTCAAGGTGCAATGTCCTTCTGGGTTTGTCGAGCCAAGACCAGCAACTGTGGTAACAAACGAACCGAACCAGCCAGAGGCAAATGGTTCAGACGATGAGCCAATATTCTTGGTTGAGTCCATCGGTCTGAGGTCGGATACCATTGCACCAGCACCCTCATCGGCAAGGACAAGGGAACAGGCCGTTATCTCTGCGTTGTCATAGTCATTTGTTCTGATGAAGTAACCATCATCTTCGTTATATGCAAATGTCTTTATGAGGAACACCCCATCACTTGTTCTCTTTATCGCAAATGAATTTCCCGTGAAAGTAATCTGGAACGGGTCTGATGTTGTTGCCGTGTAGATGGTTGAAGTGCTTGTGGAGAGGTTGTTAATCGTAATAGTCCCGTCATCGACAGCGTAAGTTCCATAAGCACCAAGGGCAGACATGACAGTAGCCTTTGTAACATAGTGCGAACCAGACGGACTCACTATCGAAATCGTTGAGCCATCACTTCCATCGTATGTCTCTATGGCACCTGAGGAGATGTTTCCATCAAACTGCGACTTTCCACTTACATGGATGCTCCTGAAGAGTGCTTCAGTTGCATTGAGCTTCTCTATCACCGCGTTCTGCGCCACGAGGTTGGCGAACCATCCCCACATGGATGCGGTCGAGGGCACCGCGCTCCCGCTTCGCATCACACCGCCGAGAGCCTGAAGGGCCTTGTCGGTGTTCGCCGCCTGCGACAGGTCGAGCACGTTGTGCCATGACGATCCGTCGTACTCGTAGGGCACTCCTCCGGTGTAGGCCTGCGAGTCGGTGCCCGTGAAGTCGCTGCTTGCGAGGAAATAGTCGTCCTCTATGTACATGTCACCCACGGACGGCGGCGTGGCCGGCAGGGCGGAGAGCTCCCCGAGATACATGCCCTCAAGGCTCTGCGTCACATCCACGACCGAGATCTCCCTCTCGCATGGGCTTACGCCCGCCGCGGACATCGTGACCTTGACCTTGGAGTACGCGTTCCTGTACGGGATGTTGAGGCATGTCGGTGCGGACGCGGAGTCGAAGAGGCTGTTGTCCAATGTCCCGTCGACATAGCAGGCCCATGACAGAACAAGACCCGTGTAGCCCTGTATGTCCTGTGTTATGGCTATCGCGCTCTGGTTGCCCGAGAGGCGCATGTTCCTCTGGTATGTCTGCCTGTCGAGGCTGAAGGAGAAGACCTTCGCCTCGGTGCCGTTGTAGGTCACCGTGTAGGATGTGCTCTCCGTCCCGTCGGAGAAGGTCGTGACGGTCCTCGTCCACAGGTACTTCCCCGGCACCACAGTCCTCGCATCCGACCACACGGACGGCACCACAGTGCCCGATGCCGAGGATGCGTATGTGACGGCTGAGTCCACGGCCCTCCTCATCTCCACAGGCGTGGAGGGGACCGTCGTCTCGTGCCTGCCGTTGAAGACGCTCTCGAAGCCCGACACCATCAGCGCCGTGACCCTGAAGGAGCGTGACCTTCTCGTGACCGCCTGCGCGTCGATCTGTATGACGCAGAACACGGCCTCCGTGCCCGGCATGAACTCGACCTTCACCCTCTCGCCCAATGTCGAGAGAGGGGTCCTCTGCCCGTCCCACTCCGTCCATGTGGCGGTCGTGCAGGCTATGCGCCTCGAGTTGTAGAGCCAAAGCGCATAGGCCTCCGCGCTTGCGGAGTCAGTGATGTATGTGGCCTCGACCTCGTCGGGGTCCTTGACGATGGCGGGGAATGTGGTCCTGTTGACCTTCGTCCTCGCGACGCTCGTCGCCGTGACGCTGAATATCTGGAGGTTGACCAGCCCTCCGCTCCTGTTGCGGCCCAGGGCCCACATGGACCTCGGATAGAAGGCGGGGTTGCCGTCCGTCATGTCAACATCGGTCGTGTGCAGCTCCGGGAACAGGAGAAGCCCTGTCTTCCTCTGCCACTGCCCGTCCATGAAGCACCACTGGTGTCCCGTGTCGGTGCATGTGAAGAACCACCCTTCGGTGGCGGAGGCCGGGAGGTCGGAGTAGGTGGGGATGTCCCCCTTGTCCACATATACATTGCCCTTTCCGTCGGACCCGAGGGAAGGCGTTGCGGTGTACACCCATGCCGAGCCGTTGTAGACCCTGTACTCGCTCAGGGATGTCACATATGCATAGTCGCCGAGGACGGGGTCTGTCAGTGCCTCCAGTGCATCCATGTCCGCCACAGGGCCGCGGTTGGTCATGGCATACGCCTTGGAAACCACGACGAGCCGCGCGTCCTCCGCATACAGGAGCGAGAGGTCCCCGTTCTCCCTGCGGCTTGCGCCTGTGGCGTAGTCGGCATCGCCCTTGCGGTACTCCTGCCTTGTGGGTGTGATGTCACCGTCTGTGGGGTGGTATGCGCCGTTGGGGAGGATGACGCCGATGGGCTGCCCCTCTCCCTGATACTCGAGGGTGATGTCCTCGCTGTATACGTTGTCGCCCTCTTTGGTCTCTATGGTGGGCCACCTGAGGAGGATGCCGTCATGTCCGTACACGCCTGTGCGGGTGGTGACCCCTCCTTCGGCCATGTAGCTGACGGTCCTTATCTGAGTGTCATCCACCTCGTCGGGTATGGCCTTGACGATCTCGAAGCGGTTGGAGGAGTGGATGTAGTGCAGGACATAGCCGCCGCACTCCATAAGGAGCGTGTCGATGGCCTCCCTGTATGTGGTCTCGTCCCCGTCGGTGACGACGAAGTGCGCCACGGACGCCGTGTCCGGGAGGTCGGAGACGAGCTTCCGCGTGCCCACGATGCTGTAGACGGTCTCCGACTCCTGCATGCCCTCCCATGTGCCGCCCGAGAGGCTGGGGGTTCCGAGCAAGGTGCCGTCGTCGATGTCCCCGGTGCCCACGAAGGCGTGGCCCGTGTCGGTGTACGCGAGCGAGAGGAGGTCGTCCACGATCCTGTTCACGCTCCTTCCCCTCCACACGAGGTTCAGCCCTATGCGCCTGTCGAGGTCCGTGGTGTAGTCCCTGCACGATATCTCCATCGGGCCGGGGTTGCCGGAGCGGGAGATGCTGATGTCCGAGGGGTCTATGTAGCCCCTGTAGACGATGCTTCTGCGGTCGTCCGTCATTATGGTGACCTTGGCCTCGGCCTTGGTCTCCACCGACAGGAGAAGGAGGGCGATGGTCCTCTCGTAGAGGGCCTGCCTGTCTATCAGGGTCCCGTCATAGATGTCATGCACCTTGTCGGGCGTCCATCCTATCGTGAAGGATGCGGGGGAGGTCGCGCTCGTGTAGTCCTTCGTGCATCTCGCGTCCGTGGTCGATGTGTTGAGGCTGTTGCAGATGGCGCTGACGTCGAGCCTGACGTCGTTGCCGTTCTCCTTGAAGGTGATGAAGTGTCTCATGCTATGAGGTTGCCTCCCGCCTGTGCCCTCTGCTGGAGGATGCGCTCGATCTCAAGCGCGAGCTCCTTCGGGTCCCTGTTGTATCCGTTTATCACTATGTCGCCGCTGTAGTAGGTCACGCCTCCGCTTCCGGTCGCGTAGGACTGGCCCCTGTAGGTCTCCACGGCACCCATGCTTCCGCCTGTGACCGAGGCTATCTGCCCGCGGTACTGCTCGCCCGTGAGGACGCCGCTGTCGTAGAGGTTCTTCAGAAGCGCGAGCTGCTTGGCGTAGTCGTCGCCCTGGGCGGTGTTGCGCTCTATCTTCACCTCCGTGGCCCAGATGCGGTCCACGTTCTCCATCATGTCGGCGGCGGACTCCTGTATCGTCTCCTGGAGGTTCGCCCATGACCTCATCTGCCATGTGTCCCTCCTGTTCGCGTTGAAGGGGTGGACGATGAACTCACCAAGGTTGTGCAGTGCAGCCTTGATGTTGTACCACAGCCAGTTGATGGTCTCCGTGATGCCCTCGACGACTCCGGCTATGAGGACTATCGCAGAGGCGACGACCTTGAGGATGAAGATGATGTCGTCCCACGGCAGGGCCTGTATGAGGTTCATCAGGGCGTCCGTCACAGGCTCGAACATCGCGAAGAGCTGGTCCAGCATCTCGGATATCTCGCCCCACGACTCCGTGTTCTCGAGGATCGTCAGCACTGCGTTCACGAGCTTGCTCCAGATGTCGCCTTCGCCCTGTGTGAAGGACTGCACGACGCCTCCGAGGGTGCCTGTCGAGCCGAGCGCGCGGTTCCCCGTCTGTATCCATGCGTTGAGCCTCCTCAGCTCCTCGGCCGCCTCGATGGACGCGTCTATCTCATCCTTCTTGGCCTCATACGCCTCGTTGATGAGCGGTATCATCCTCTTTATGAAGCCGTTGACCTCATCGGCACCCACGCCCAATGCGAGGAGCTGGGCCTCCGTGTTTCTCAGGGATGCCCTCTGTCCCGCCCTCCATGTGTCGGCGGATGCGTAGATGCCTGTGGCCTGTAGAGGTGCTATGCCCTGCTGGAAGGATGCCATCAGGGCCTCCGCGGTCCTTGCGTTCTCTATGCCCGTGATTACGGCGGCCTGCCTCTCAAGCTCGTCGTTGTATTCCTTCTGGAGCTTCTGCAGCAGAACCAGCGCATCCCTCTGGGCCTCGTAGTTCTCGGTGAGCTTGGATGTGTCCTCACCCGTCTCCTCAAGGGATGCGAGGGCCTTGTTGTACTGCTGGTCAAGCTCATAGAGGGCCTTCTCGTTGTCGGTCATGCCGATGGTGGCGATCTCCGCCTCGTATGCGAGACCGCTGAAGCTGCCCTCCAGCTGCTTGGCGGTGACGGTGACGAAGTCCCTCAGCGCGTCCGACCACAGGTTCGCCTCGGCCCCTGACTTTGCGTTGTCGATCCTTCCCTGAAGCTCGTTGCGTTTCACGGCGAAGTCGGAGAGGCCGTAGTTGTCGAGGGTCGTCCTGTATGATGCGGCGGCGCTCTGGGCCTCCTTGAGGGCCTTGTCCTTGGCGGCGGCCTCGTCAAGACCCTTGAGATAGTCCTGGAGCTCACCGTTGACCATGCCCCACATGTCGATGACGGTGTCCAGGGTGTCCTGTCCGACGTCACCGAACTTGACCTCGCGGTTGTAGAGGATGGTGTAGAGACTGACTATCTCCTCAAGCCAGCTCTGGTATGCCTTCTGTGTGTCGCCTGTGCCGAAGGCCTTCTCGATGTCCGTGAGGAAGGCGTCCGTGCCGAGGCCCGCCACCTGTCTCAGGACGGAGGATATGACGGTGTTCATCTGGTTAGAGGCCGTCAGGCCGAAGCTCTGAAGAAGATCCTCGTAGTTGTATTCGTTAACTCCTTCGCCAACGGCGGCGAGGTTGGTGGATTTCGCGTTCACACCGAACAGGGAGGCGAGGGACTCCGTGAAGGCGTCTATGCTCTGCCCCTGCGAGAGGATGAGGGCGGCGGCGTCGGCGGCCTTGGCCTCCTCCTCCAGCACCTTGTTCCTGTCCTTCTCCTTTTCGGTGAGGATGTTGAGGACGTTGGCGGATATCTTTCCCTCGAGGCCCATCAGCTTGATCTCTCTCGTGAACTGTTCCACGCTCATGCCGTACATCACGATGAACCGGTCAAGCTCATCTATTGCCTGGTCGAAATAGGTTGAGGTGTTGCCGAACAGGTTCCTCAGCTCATCATCCGATGCGCCGTACTGGTAGTTGCTTCCCTGCCTGCCCCACCACTGGGCGTTGGAGAATAAGCCCTGATTCTCCTTGCCGAGGCTTCTGAGGGTCTGCTGCATGGCTCTTCTGTCGTCCTCGTCGTTGGCGACGTCGAACTCGCTTATCCGTCGGAGGCCATCGGCATACTGCTCCTGTGCGGAGATCACCTTGTTTATCTCCGAGAGTATGTCCGTCCACCATGACTTGATGGGCTTCATCCATCTGTTGATGGAGTCGCCGAGGTTCTCCTTGAACTCCTTCTGCTCCTCGTTGAGCCTTCTGTTCACGGACAGCATTGTGTCCCATTCGCGCTCGGTGGCGCCGATCGCGTTGGCCTGCTGCTCGAGGGCCATCTCCGCACGTGCGGTCATCTTCGCAAGCTCGAGCTGTGAACCCGTGAGCTTGTCCAGACCCTGTGCGGCAAGTCTCGCCTGAACGGCGGACTCCTTGACGATCGAGCCGAAAGTCCTGAAGTTTCTGAGGTTGCCCGCGGCACCGGACATGAAGTTCTGGGCGAACTCCTCAAGGGACATGTTGATGTCCTTGAAGGCTATGATGTCCTGGAACCGGCTTATCCACGAGGATGCCGTTGTGAGGCTGTCTGCCGTGCCCATGCCCTGCGCCTGCAGGAGGTCGCCTACGGTTGACAGCGCGCTCGCGGCTGTGCTCCCCGCGACGCCCAACGAGGATGCGAGGCTCTGCGCCATGCCGTTGGCGCTTCTCTCAAGCCCTGTGAACACGGTGGACAGCTTGCTGAAGATCTGCTCCGCCTCGGCGGCGACCTTCACGGAGTCGGCGATGGTGTCCTTGACGCCTCTGATTGCAGAGGTTATCGGCCCCATGAGGAGCTGGAACTTGAGGATGTTGCCCGCTATGGAGACCAGCTTCCTGCCGTATGAGTCGGTCGTCCTCTCGCTGTCCTTGAGGGTCTTCCCGACCTTCGCCGCGGCGTCGCCGACGCCCGTCTGCGCCTTGGTGAACCTCTCGGTCCCGACCTTTGCGCTCTCCGCGGCTGTCCTGTATGAGTTGTATGTCCTCACAAGCAGATCGGTCTGCTCCTTGGTGAGCGACCCCTGCTTGGTGAGGTTGAGTATTGCGTTCCTGTATAGTGTTGCGCTGCTGGCGGCGCCCTTGGATTCTCCGTCCACCAGCTTGTAGGCGAGGGCCTGTCTCTCGAGCTGCTCGGCTATGTTCCTGAAGGCGGTCTCGCTTGCCGTACCGCCCATCTTTCCGCCGAGAGAGGCGAGGGCGGCATTGGCCTCCCCTATCTCCTTCGCCATCTTCGACATGGAGGCCGAGGCGTATCCCGAAGCCCTGTTTATCTCCTCGATCCGCTTCAGCGCATCCTGCGCGTCCACGCTTATCCGCGCCTTGACCTCTGCCATGCCGTTCTCCTTCTACGCCTTCATGTCCCTGCGGGACCTCTCCATCTCCCACGAGGAGTAGGCGTTCTCCTCCTGTGTGAGCGTGCGGATGATGTCGAGCCACGTCTGCCTCTCACCCATCGTCCCGCCCCCATGCGGGAGCGTTTTGAAGACCGTCCACTCCCTGTACGCATGGAGCGAGGCCATCAGGAAGGGGGTGGCGAGGCTCTGCGCCTCGTCGTACATCATGTGCTCGGTGATGCCCTCCTCGTCCGAGGGGACCTCTATCCCGGGCGGTATGTCGTCCGTGCCGTTCTTCTCGCGTCCGAGAAGCCTCGCCCTCCATGCCCGATAGCCGTATCTCAGTTTCCCTGCTCTTCCTCGGTCAGGCTGTCGCCGCTGATCAGATGCAGGGCCGTGCGAGTGACTATCTCGCTCACGATCCCGAAGTCGGGGAAAGACAGGAGCGTCTCCGCGTCCTTGATTTCAAGCTCCTTCGGCTTGCCCGTCTTGGCGTCGGTGACCGTCAGCTTCAGCCCGGAGATGCCCTGCACCTTGCGCTCGAAGATGCGCCTGTAGTCGAAGCTGAAGGTGCCGTCCTGCCTCATCGAGGCGAAGCCCATCTTCTCGCCCGCCCTGAAGTGCGTGCAGTGCACGACGATGTCCTTGTCATCGTCCACAGGGGTGTAGTCATGCTCGAGGACAGGGGAGGCCTTCGCCTCGTCCGTGTTCATCCGATACTGTGTGAAGTCATACTTGCGTGCCATGTGAAAACTCTCCCGGTTCCGTTTCCCTTGTCACATTGCGAAAGGAGGGGAGGGGAAACCCCTCCCTCCCTTGTACGTTCCCGCTTACCTTGATACGGTTGCGGACCTTGTCATCAGCGCGTCGATGGCGCTCTTCAGGTCAGCTGTGACCTTGACCTGGAGCTTCGCGCTCTGGTAGTCGTTCTCGTCCCCGCTGTTGCCTGTGAAGTCAACGTTGAAGGACTGTCCGCTCTGGTAGGCGGCGTCGGTGCTCAGGTTGCTGAACAGCGATGCGACCACATCCACCTCCACGAGGTCGCCGACCTTGCAGTCGCGCCAGTTCCAGAAGATGGCGAGGATGTCCTTCTCGGTGACCGCGGCCTCCTTGACGGTGATGGTGCCCTCGTTGTTCTCGATGATGTCGCCGAAGCGGCTCTTGATGATGTTGATGGCGCTGTACTGGTCAGCCAGGGACTCCGTGACGGAGAATCCGCTGATCGAGCCGGACACCGCCACATCGTCGCTGACGATGTTGTTCTGCATGGCGTCGTAGTCCATAGTCACGTTCTGCGTGGTCTTGGACCTGCTCATGCTCTTGCCTGTGGCGAAGCCGAGGAAGTACGGTGTGCACTTCACGATGCTGTCGCCTGTGGCGCCTGACATGGCCGCCGATGCGAGGATGGGCTTCCCCTTCGGGATGTCCTTGTATGCCCCGCTTGTGGCCTTCGCGAGGACGAAGCCGAACTCGCCCGCCGCGAGGCTTGCCGAGGAATCGGCGACCGGCGTTGCCGACGGCTCCAGAATGAAGGCTATGGACTCTCTTCCGTCCCTTGCCTGCTGCTGCTTTGACATTTCTCTGTCTCCTTATGGTCAGGACATGGCCGGATACGTCTCGGCGTAGTCCATCCTTGTGTCTATGGTCGATTCGACGAGGAAGAGGCACTCGTTGCACATGTCGCCCTGGTCCATCCGGCTCAGCTGCGAGTTGCCTATCGTGCCGTTCCCGCCGTACCTTCTGTGCGTTATGTAGAAGGCCAGTGCGCTGAAGTACTCCTCAAGCTCGGAGAGCGACGCCGCATCCCCCTCGGATGCGTTCAGGAAGAACTCCACGGTGAAGCGCACTGTGCACTCCGTCCCGTCGTCCTCCATCACGGGCCCGTTGGGGCTGAAGGCGTAGACCGCAAGCGAGCGGTCAAGCCTCTCCACCGAGAAGCCGTCGGTGCAGAAGCTCCGCACCCCCTCAAGCCCGGCCTGTGTGAGGAATGCGTTGAGGTTGGCCTCCATGTCCTCCCTGACCTCGGTCAGGAACTCGCTGTACACCATCTCAGAACCCCTCCTCGAGGATCATCCTCTGCAGGGCCGACTCGGCCCTTCTCATGGCCTTCCCGAGGCCTCTCTCCACGACGGAGGAGGCGAGTGCGGGCCTTGCGGGCCTGACGCTCCCGCGTCCCCATCCGCCCATCCTCTTGGAGTCCCCCTTCGCGAACGGAGGGGAGTTCTTGGAGTAGGGCTTGGTCGGGTTGTTCCACAGGTTCGCCATCAGCGAGTAGACGTAGCCCTGCGAGATGCCGCTTTGGCTTCTCATGAGCCTTGCCTTGCGCTTCTGGTAGGTCAGCGCGTTCTCGAAGGAGAAGCCGATCATCCTCTGCCCGTCCGACGTCTTGTACCACCCGTGCGAGCCGTACATCTTGGAACGGACCGCGGACTCCATGCGGCCATGCTTCCACTTCGTCTGCTTCGCTCCGAAGTCGAAGCCCGCCTGCTCCTCCTGCTCTCCGATCTCGCGCCTTCCCTCGGCGCCTATGTAGGCCAGCGTCTTGTCGGCCGCCAGCCCGAAGGTGCCCTGGAGCCTCTGCATGGCCTCCTGCCACGCCTTCCAGTCGCCTCCGCTGATGTAGACCAGCCCGCTCATGCCTTCACCCCCACGACGGAGCCGCTGATGCCCACATACGAGACGTCGGGGACCGACCCCTCATACGGGTTGAGCACGAGCGTCAGGACACCCGACCTCTCACCTCGGACCTCGATGACCCTGTAGGCCCCTCTGTCGTCCGATGAGATGACGGCGCCCTGGAGCATCCGCTTCGGGTCGGTGACGGCATCGGGGAGGCTTTTGCGGGCGAACTCGAAGCTCTCGCTCCTTCTGGCCTTCCTCGGGGCGTATGCCTGCGCAGGCGTGTCGTCCCCCGACGTGCCGGAGTAGAAGAACCCCGTCAGGTCGAAGTCGGCCACACCCCATGAGGCGTCAAGGGTCAGTGTGAAGGTCTCCGAGAACGGAGTCCCCTCGAACACGCCCTGGAACACATCGTCGTAGAACACGCCCCGCCTCCGTCAGCTGATGCTTGTGAACACGCAGTACTGGTCGATTGCGGTCAGCATCGGGCATGGGGCGCTCTGCACCTGCACATGTGTGGTGTACGGGAGTGCCTTCTGCTCCGCCCAGATGTGGACGCCGTGCTCGACCCCGGCCTTGCCTGTGAACAGTCCGTTGTCCTCGTAGACTCCGCAGAAGCCCTTGTGTCCGACTCTCTCAGGGCACAGGATCGCTGTGTTGGCTGGGATGTAGTACTGGTAGTTGCCGTTGGCATCGGTGTATCCGCCCATGTAGATGACGACATCCACTGTGCCGACCCCCGGAAGGTTCAGCGTTCCGCCGAAGCCTGCGCCGTTGGCGTCAAGCTCGGTGTAGAGCTGCTCGTTGCCGAGTGTGCGTCTGTTGTCGAGGATGGCCTGCATCTTGGTGGAGCCGAGGACCGTCACTGCGGTGTCGGCGTTCATGACCAGTCTCCTCGGCCTTGCGCCCTTGGTCTTGAGGACCTGCTTGATGCCTGCCGTGAGAACCCCGATCGGGTTTGTGGTCATGTTGGCGCCCGAGACGTTCAGGAGAGCGGAGCTCATCGGGAATGTCTGGTTGCCTCTGCGTGATGTGAAGTAGCCGTTGATGAGGGCGCTTGCGCATGCGATCTCCATCATCTGCTCGTGTGCGAGGATGATGCGGTCGCGCTTGTCGGCGAGAAGGTATGTCATCCTCTCGACGGGTGACCATCTCTGGTCCATAGGCTCGCCCCACACGCGGTTGTCGGCCTGGTCGCATGAGACCTCGTCCTCGTCGTTGTAGTACAGTCCGAAGATGGCCTTCTCGTTGAAGCCGGAGCCGTAGTTGACCCTGTTCGGGTCGGCGCCCTTGATGGCCTCCTCGGAGAGCCCGATGCCCCTTGAACGGTAGTCCATAGCGAGGAAGTCAAGCTCGGATCCCTCGGAAGGTCCGCCGAAGAGGACGTTCTGGAGGAACTTGTAGCTGTTCGCCTCTGCGGTCACCTTGGTGGGGACCTTGTAGAGACCCTGTTTGATCACGTCAATGTCTGCTGCTGAGAAGATGGCCATCAGTCAACCTCCTTTGCGTCTGCGAATACAAGCTTGCCCGGAGCGGCGATCAGAGCCTCGAAGGAGGTCACGGATGCGAGGATTCCGGCGTTGCGCACGAACTCCTCCCACACCTTTCCGGCGTAGAGGACCTGGCACTTGACCGCTGTGGTCGAGAGTGATGCGTCCTCGATGAGAACACCGAGAGCCTGTATGCCCGTCTGGGCTGTGGCGTCGGTTCCGACTGCATAGGCTGTCCATGCCCCTGAGATGAGGGCAAGGAGATGGCCTGCCTTGGCCTCGATTGTGCCGCTGGATGCGACGACATCGGCCTTGTAGGACAGGGCGCCATCGGTATCGAATGTGCGTCCGCCCGGTGCAATGTAGGTAGGATTTGTCATTTTTCTCCTCCTGTCTTACGGGCGGCGGCTACTCTGTCTGCGACCTCTGAAGCCCGTGCGCCCAAGTCGTCAGGCGTTGTGGCGGCAAGGCCCTTGATGGTCTGCTCGTTCTCCGCCTGTGTTGCGATAACGCCGAGCTTCGCCTTGCGCTCCTTCTCGGCCTTGTACAGTTCGAGGGAGATGGCCTCGAGGCTCGCGCCCTCCGCCACGGCTCTGTCGATGATCCCGGCATTGCCCTCGTCCCTCTCCGCATAGAGGGCAGTCAGTCTGCTCCTCTCCGCTGTCCTTGCACTCTCCTGCGCTTCAGCGAGAAGTGCAGGGGAATCCTGAACCAGCGCCCTGAACAGCTCCGCCTTCTGCTCGGCTGTCATCTGTGCTATGTCCATGTCTTCTCCTTCGTCCTCTTCGTCTTCGTCAGAAGAGGTCAGTGAATCTATCAGCTCGTCGTATGCCGCGACGGAGTCGATCATGTTCCTTTCCAGCGCCTCGGACGCGAGGAACACCGAGCCGTGTCCGAAGTCCTCGATGCACCTCTCCCTGTCCATGCCCCTGCCTTCCGACAGGACGGTGTAGAAGCAGTTCTCGTAGAAGTCGATCTTGGCCTGGATGTCCTTCTCGCCCTCCTCGGAGAAGGCGCTGAGGTTCTTCCTCTCCGCGTTGCGTGAGCGGAAGATGCGTGACAGGATGCCCTGCTTCTTCAGGTACTCGGAGTCGTCGTATGCCTGCGCATAGACCCCTACGCTTCCGATTTCGGAAGTCTGCGTCGCGCTGATGTCCGTGCATGAGGCGGCTATCGCATAGGCGGCGGAGCAGCACATGCCCGTGACATGGGCGTGTATCGGCTTCGTCTCCTTCGCCTTGCTGACGTACTCGCAGCACTCGAACAGACCGTTGACGTCCCCGCCGGGGGAGTTGACCTCAAGGACGATGCATCTGACATCATCCCTGTCAAGAAGGCCCTCGACGGTCACCCTCAGACCGGAGTAGGTCCCCGGTCCCCAATAGCTTGCGGTTGTGGGGCCGCTGATGGACACGACGGCTATCCCCGTCTCCGGGTCGCACATGCATCCCCATGCCTCGGCGAGGAATCTCTGCCTCTCCTCCACACTTGCGAAGTAGCCCTCGCGAAGGGCAAGCACCCTGTTATCTGCTCTCATCCGTATCCTCCTCGGGGACATCCGCCGCTTTGAGGGAGTCCTCCTGTCTCATCTCCTTGGCCCTGCGCTCCACCGTCTCCTCGAAGTCCTTGCCGAAGAGCATCCTGACCGCGTCCTCCTTGGTGATGAGGTTGTTGTCTATGGCCATGACCATCGCCTCTATCTCGGCCTTCGGGTCGATGTTGATGGGGGCGGGGCCTATCCATGTCACGGCGAGCACCGCCTTGCGGTACATCCAGTCGCCCTCGATGTAGCCGGGGGCCTCTATCTCGCCGATGCGTATGCCGTAGTCGATCACCTGCTCCCACACCGGGTCGCAGAAGCCGGAGGACAGCATGGCCCGGAGGTCCTGCCACCTCTTCTCCTGCCCGGCGATGGTCGCCCGTGATGCGCTGTAGTTGTTGCTGTATTTCTGGAGGGCCATCTCGGAGGGGATGCCTCCGAAGCCCGAACCCGCCGTTATCTGCGAAAGCTCCGTCGCGATGAACTTCTCGTACTCGGTGGCGGGCACCTTGCTCTCCGCCATGTCGAGCTTCTCGCCGGGGTTCAGGGCGATGATGTTGCCCGTGCCGAGCTTGACGTCATCGACATCCGAAGGCGCCGGCAATGCGTCCCCGTTCTCCCTAGGAAGGGCGAGGCCCCTGAGCGTGTCCATCGTGCTGACCACAGGCGAGGGGGCGTCCTTCTCGCTTGTGATGACGCCCGTGAAGAGCGCCTGCGTGGCGGCCTTGGCCTTGTATGCGGCCTTGAACGCCTCGAGGTCCTGTATGTCCTCGAGCACAGGTGACAGGAGCGGTATGCCCCTGACCTGGTTGGCCTCCCTCTGGTCGAGCCTTATGAGGTCGTACTCCTCGAAGCCCGAACGGGGGTTGAACTTCTGCACGGGGTAGCAGGTGTATGTGTCCTGCCTCTCCTCTGTGGTCTCGGCTATGCTGTAGCCCGTCTCGCGGCCCATCGAATCGAGGTACACGCCTCCCGTGAGACCCTTGCTGTCGGTCTCGCCCTGCGGGTTGCGCACCCATCTGCCGGAGAGGATCTGCACGTACGGCTCGTAGTTGCGCCTCTTGCCTCTGTATGACCTGTGCATGAGGCAGTCGCCGGTCTCCGCGCAGTTGCGGAACACGACGGCCTGCATCTGGAAGAAGTCGAGTCTTCCGTAGTGGTCGATGCGTCTCGACCCGGCGTACATGCGGAAGAACCGCTCGGCCTGGGAGATGAAGGTCGACCTCTGCTCCTCGGTCCAGTTGAGAAGCGAGTTCTCGGGCGAGGACTGGGGGACGAGGCCCGTGCCGACCGTGAAATGCACGAAGGCGTTTATGATCATGCTGCCTGTGGACGTCTCGGTGGCGGCCTTGGTGCTCCTGTCCTGCAGTGAGCGCAGGAACACGGAGACGAACTCGTTCACGTCGAGGGGGAACCATGCGGCCCCCTTGCCTCTTCTTGGTGGGTTGTACTGGCTGCTCATCTCGCGCGTATCCTCATACCGTTGGAGGACCGTCCGCCGATGAGGTCCTCAAGCTGGTCTATCTTCGTCTCCGTCTCGTCTATGGCCCTGCGGACATCGGCGAGGCTCCAGCTCTCCATCTCCCTCGAGTCCTCCCCGTTGCGGACGCGGAAGACCCGTCCCGTCGTGAGTATCTGCTTCTCGTAGTCCTCGTAGGCGGCGAGCTTCTCCTTGAGTTTGGCGAGTTTGGAGGCATAGTCTTTCATGGTTCGCAACATATCAGACAATCGTTCCCTTGTCGGAAGGGAACGGAGAGAAACGGATTGATTTGGAGAGGAAGGTGTGTTATGTTCGTGCCGTGAAGACGACGATGCAACCCCTGATAATCTACAAGACGCAGTGCGGGAGGTATGTCGGGACCAAGCGGTTCCGCTCCACCGCGGAGGCTGTGAAGTGGCTCCGCTCCGAGGGATGCCGCTTCTCGAACAGTGACCTGTGCGGTCTCGGTGAGGACTCCCTGGAGCTCTTCACCGAGGACTGCGAGTACGAGGTGGAGGTCGCCGCGCGGCAGCCCAAGAGGAGGAGCCGTGGGAACGTCTAGGGAGAAGGCCATGCAGAGGGGGTGCGTCAAGAGCGGGGGACGCGAGTATGTGACCCGCAACGTGTGCGCCGCCCGTCTCGGCATATCGCCGCAGAGGGTGGGCCAGCTCGCCAAGAAGGGCGCGTTCACGAAGGTCGAGCTCGAGGGCTACGAGGGCGGATGGTACGACTGGCAGATGTCACGCACCGCCTTCAACCGCATGAGGGCGAAGCAGAGCCATGTGCAGGGCGGACGCAGGGAGAGGAGGGACGCGAGGAGCATCGCCGCGGTCTCCGACGTCCAGATGCCCGCCATGCCGCAGGCGGAGGCCCCGAAGGTCTCCGAACCGGCCATGCCCAAGGCGGAGGACGGCGTCCTCAGCTACTTCGACCCCGAGGACCCGAACAACGCCGACTGCTGGGAGACGGACGAGACGGGCGAGTTTCTCATGATACCCGGCACCGACCCCCCGAGGCACTATGTGGACTGGAAGAGGGCCGTGGACAAGAGCATGGCGAACATCCGATACCAGCAGTACATGAAGGAGAGAGGGGAGCTGATCCCCAGGACCGAGGTCGTGCAGCTCCTGTCAAGGGTCTTCCCGCCCCTGACCGCAAGGGTGATGCAGATACCCGACAAGTTCGCCTCGAGGATAGGCGGAAGGCTCGAGGAGATGCTGGGCCGTCCGATGACGGGCGAGGAGACCACGGTCATGCGCTCTCTGCTGCAGGACGAGGCCGAGTCCATATGCAAGGGCTTCCAGGAGGCCGTCGAGGAGGTCACGCCGGAAGATGACTGACTCGTGGTCATTCCTCACATCACAGACACAGACGCTGCTCGAGCCGATGCGCAGGCAGACCGTCACCGAATGGGCGAGGGGGAACCTCCACCTGCCGACCGAGAGCAGCGAGGCGGGACTCTACGTGCCGGAGAGGGCGCCCTACCAGACCGCCATACTCGAGGCCATGTCCCCGCAGTCGCCCGTGAGGCAGATAACGCTGTGCTTCGGGTCGCAGATGGGCAAGACGACGGTGGAGATCGCGGGCATGGGCTACTATGCCGCATGCTACCCCAGGCCGCAGGCCTTCGCCTTCTCCAACGACGGGGAGCTCAAATCCTTCGTCAAGACCAAGTTCGATCCGATGATGAGGGCCAATCCGGAGATAAAGAGACTCTTCGGACAGGGCGCGAGGTCAACGGGCGACACCGTGACCGAGAAGCTCTATCCGGGAGGCTTCCTTCGCTTCATAGCCGCAAACACCGAGGCCAACATGCGGTCCTACTCCATAGCCGTCCTCTTCGCCGACGAGATAGACACATACCCGATAAACGTGGGCGGCAACGGGGACCCGATCATCCAGCTCACCAAGAGGACGAACACCTTCGCCGACACGCGCAAGCTGGTCTTCTCGTCCACACCGGGCAACGAGGACAGCCACATACTGCGCCTGATGGGGCAGAGCACATACCGCAAGTACTTCGTGCCGTGCCCCCACTGCGGGAAGAGGTTCACCTTCGAGCTGGAGCACTTCCACTACATCACGGACGATGGCGGCAAGGCCGTCACCGACTCGTGGATGGAGTGCCCCAACTGCGGGTATCTCATGAGAAACAGGGACAAGACGTGGATGATGGACCCCCGGAACGGGGCGGGATGGGAGAAGACGAACCCCGACGCCCCTTCCGACCATGAGGGGTACTTCCTCCCGTCCTTCTACGCGCCGGAGGGGTGGCTGTCGTGGAACATGATCGCGCAGGAGTGGCATGACGCGCTCTCGCAGACGAGCGAGACGCAGAGGCTCGCCCTTCTGACCGCCTTCCACAACACGGTGCTGTGCAGGCAGTACCACGAGCTGATGGACACGCCCGATGTGAGGGTGCTCGAGCAGAGGGGCGCGCAGAGCGCGCACAAGCGTGGCGTCGCGCCCGACTGGGTCAATGTGGTCACCACAGGCGGTGACGTGCAGGGCAACCGACTCGAGATAACGGTGATGGGATGGGGCAGGAGACTCAGGCACACGCCGATAGACCACTACCGCCTCTACGTCCCGCCGGGGGAGGAGATCAAGGACCTCGACGGCACGGTGTGGCGCGAGTACCACGAGAAGATCATCTGCGGGATGTGGGAGCGCGAGGACGGCTTCGTGCTCAGAAGCGTGGCGAACGCACTGGACAGGAGCTACGAGTCGAGGACCATCGACAACGTGTACAGGCGCTTCCAGGCCCCGACCTTCCACCCCGTCAGGGGTGTGTCCGACCCGAAGGGCCTGTCCGTCATGCCGACCCGCAAGCAGACGCGCACCAGCCGCGAGGACACCCCCGTCATCTACTACGATGTCCCGGTTGACCAGATAAAGGCCGTTTTATATCGTGACCTCGTGAAGGAGGACCGCGAGGGCGTCTACTCATACGAGGAGTTCCCCGACGGCTATGACGGCGAGTTCTACGAGCAGCTCGTCTCCGAGCATCTCGTGCTCGACCCCAAGTCCAACCAGCGGCACTGGGAGAAGGTCCGCGACAGGAACGAGATCATAGACACGCACGTGTACAACTACGCCATGTGCTACGTGGCGGGGCTCGACAGCCTCCTTGACGAGGACTGGGACAGTCTGGCATCCGAGCAGAAGGCCTCACTTGGGACGGGGTCGCAGGAAGGGGTGCTCCGGCAGGCGAGGCAGCAGAGGCGAAGGCGCATAGTGTCCGGCGGAATCCTCTGAGACGGGGCTTGACCTGCGCCCCGGCGTCTGATAGGTTCATGGTGACCTGTTAACCCTGGTCTTTTCTGTTCATAGAAACCTCCTTATCTGAATCGGGACCCGCTTTCGTGAGCACCTTCCGGAGCGGGTCTCGGCTTACATTCCCCCTGTTTGCAATTCTGTTTGCAGATGTTCAGGGTCTTTTTGGCTCAAAAATAGTCACTTAAAGTCACTCAAAATCACCTAAAGTCATCTATCGACACAACTAACTATAGTCACTAACAGTCACTAACAGTCACCTATAATTACTTATCATATATATATTTACACTACTCCTTTTTATGGTGAAATCTGCAAACACTTGCATTTTTGACAGTTATAAGGTACTATTTTACAAGAAATTAAAAAGATTTCGGAGATATGCAAAAAGTACTTAACAAGAAAACTGTTCGCAGAATTGTTTGCAGATTTTCACTTTTCCAGGAGGCCCCATGTACGCGAAATCAAAATTCACCCTCATAAAGAGGAAAATGGCTGACGGCAAGACCGTCTACTACTACACCTTCTACGACGAGGACGGGATACGCCGCTACCGCTCCACAGGGGAGAGGAGCAAGGCCAAGGCGACCGAGGTCGTGCTCGACCTCATAGAGAAGGGCACATTCGGGAAGAGCGGCTCGACGCACATGTCCTTCGCCGACTACACCAGGGACTTCTTCATCCCCGGCCGGTGCCCCATCGAGGCCGACCTCAGACGCAGAGGACGGTCCATATCCCAAGCCACCATGTACAACAGGCGCAAGGCTATGGAGAAGCACATCCTTCCGTATCTCGGCAGGAGACCCCTGTGCTCGATCTCCACGGCCGTGGTGAACAGATGGCTCCTGGAGCTCCCGGAGAAGGGCGGACTCTCGCGCAACTCCTCCAACCAGGTCTTCGCGATACTGTCCGTCATGATGGGCCATATGGCGGAGGCCGGGGACATCACGGCCAACCCCTGCGCAAAGGTCCGCAGACTCGGGGACGACAGCGAGAGGTACCCCGCCTTCACGATCGCGGAGGTCAGGAAGGTGATAGGCTCCGAAGGCGAGTGGGACGATGCCGTGAGGCTCATGTGCATCGTGGCGGCCTCGACGGGCATGAGGCTCGGGGAGGTGCAGGCGCTCCTTCCGGAGAACGTGCATGAGGACCGCATAGAGGTCAGATACAACTGGGCGAGGAACATGGAGCTGAAGACGCCGAAGAACGGCAGGGGCAGAACGGTGCCGATATCCCCGGATCTGTACAGGATGCTCCGCGAGGCGGCGGCCGGGAATGACGGGTTCATCTTCTCGTTCGACGGAAAGAAGCCTTTCAGCTTCTCCCATGTGGGGGAGACCCTACGTGCGAGATGCGATGCCGTGGGCGTGAAAGGGGGCAAGACCTTCCACAGCTTCAGGGCGTTCATGAACACCCAGCTGTCGGAGGCGAACGTCAACGAGACCGTCATACGCAGCATAGTGGGCCACAGCGACGCGAAGATGACCGAGCACTATCTGCACCTCGAGTCGGGGGAGTTCAGGGGCGTGAGGGACGTCCAGGACTCGATACTGAAGGAGATAGGTTGACAAAGCCACGGGATGTGATATGTTCAAAGCGTCCTTCGGAATGGGATATCAATAAGCACAGAGGCCGTCCTTCCCCGGGCGGCCTCTCTCTTTCTCTGTCTCTCCGTACTTTTCAGGACTTTTCCGTACTTTTCAGGACTTTCGCAGATGGACCCTACACCCATCTGGTCAGGACGAGGTCCCCGTCCTCATAGACTCTGAGCAAATTTTTTTGGCGGGCATGCGCAGAATCGCCCTGATGTTCTCCAGTGTCACGGAGTCAGCCTGTGCGAGGTAGGGAAGGAACTCATGGAAGGGTTCGTAAGGGTCCTTCACCGGCTCCGCATCCGAGAACAGCTTCGCTACAGGGATGCCGAGAATGTCTGCACAGAGCTTGATCTTGTTCTGAGGCAGCTTCGTGACATTCTGCTCTATCTTGTTCACGGCTCCCTTGGTCTTGTACCCCAGGGCGAAGGCAAGGTCCTTCTGGGTCATTCCCTTCAACTCCCTGTATTTCCTGATGTTATCTCCGAATGTGGTTGCCATAGCTTCTCCTCCGATGGGCTTTCATTATGCCCTCAAGGTGACCATTTGTCAATTTTTTTCTTTTTTTTAAGAAATTGAGTTGACAATTTGTCACCTTGATGGTATTGTTTGAGACGTAGGCAGGAGGAACGAATGACAAACACAACGCTGCTTCAGAGCAAGATCAAGGACAGTGGATTCAAGGATCTGTTTCTAGCCAAAGCCTGCGGAATCACAGAAAGGACCTTCTACAACAAGAAAAGAGGAAAGACATCGTTCGTGCAGGAGGAGATTCTCTGTCTCAAGAAGATTCTGAATCTCTCCGATGAGGACATCGCTCTGATTTTTTTTGCTGAAGAAGGTGACGAATCGTCAACCGAAGGAGGCTCTTATGCCTAATTACGTTGGTGTCGAGGAGTACGCAAAGGCGCTCGGGATAACTGTTCACCATGCATATGTCCGCATCCGCAAGGGTGACTGCCCTCCCTTCACCAGGAGGGGACGCAGGATCCGCTTCAAGGTGGAGGACCTGCAGAGGTACATGGGTTCGGACGAGGACTTCACGGAGACCCGGGAATAGAAAAAAAGAAAGACCCTCAGCACAGGGTCTTTCGCTAGGAAGAAAGAAGAGTACCCATCAAAAGGAACAAGCAAGAAAACCTTCTTGGTGGTATCTACCCCTTCATCGGCCTTGAACATATCACAGCTTCAGGTCCCGCGCAAGGGGTGAAGGAGACGATATGGCAAAGGACGAGAAGGACAGGATCGAGGATCTGGCGAAGCACAGCTGGGCAAGCGTTCTGATGAACGCCATCCTCGTCTGCTACGAGCAGGGGAACCTCACCATGCCGAAGGGTCTGAGACTCAAGGGCGTGAACATGGTCGAGAGGGATGACAAGGACATCGTGGTGGGTTTCGTCATCACGAGGAAGGAGGGCTGACATGCCTTGCAGGAAGATTGCTATAGGTGAGAAGGGATATATCTCATGCTCCCAGCTCGGCAACCTCTACGGATGCGGTTTCGGCACAATGCTGACGCTCCGCAACAGGTATGTGGGCGAACCGGATGCGATGCCGGAGCCCACCGAGGAGGCCAGGCGCAGCATGGAGTTCGGGACCTTCTTCGAGGATTCCGTCGCGCAGTTCTTCTGCATGAAGACGGGGCTGAAGGTCAGACGCTACGGCGAGACCGCATGGTACAGGAAGGACATGCCGTACTTCATCTGCCATCCCGACAGGATCGGCACAGGACGCGACTCAAAGGGCAGAAGGTTCGCACTGGAGGTCAAGTGCGTCTCCGCCACGGCTGACGGATGGGGCGAGGAGTGGACCGACCAGATACCTGACAGATACTACCTGCAGGTGCAGGGCTACTCCGCATGCGGGGTCCCGTGCGATGTCGTCTACGTGGCATGCATGAGGGGCAACAGGGTCTACATCTACGAGGTTCTGCCGGACCTTGAGGTCATATCCGACATCATATCGAAGGTCGCGAAGGCCAAGGCCGATTTCGACAACGGATTCATACCGACATCGGAAAACTACAAGGAGTCAACCAGATTCATCGGAAGGTCGGTGAAGATGGATGCCGAAGGCATAGGGGCCAACGACGAGGTGCTCTCCGAGTACGGCAGGCTCCTGTCCATACACAGGGACATGAAGGAGCTTGAGAAGCAGGAGAACGAAGCCAAGACGAGGCTCATGGGGCTTCTCGGCACGGCACCTTCCTTCGTGGTCACAGAGGGAAAGGAGCAGAAGAGGATCTGCTGGTGGTCGGAGAAGACGAGCAGGAGCTTCGACAAGGAGCTGCTTGCGAAGAGTCTTCCGGGCATAAACCTGGCTGACTTCCAGAATGTGACCAAGACAAGGCAATTCAACGTTTCATATCCGAGAGCAAAGAAGGAGGAGGACTGAACATGGCGGACGAGAAGGCAATCGCATTGCTTGAGAAGGACATCAGCGACAGCGTGATGGCGAGGATAACGGACATGGTGGGCAAGAGTGAGCTCGCCCTGCCGGAGGGGTACAACGCAGGCACGGCTCTGAGGAGCGCCCTGCTGACGATCAAGGAGACGAAGGACAAGAACGGCAAGACCGCCCTTGAGGTCTGCACGAAGGCAAGCGTCGCGAACGCCTTCCTGAACATGTGCATACAGGGTCTGGACCCGACCAAGAGACAGTGCTACTTCATCGTGTACGGAAACCAGCTGCAGCTCTTCAGGAGCTACTTCGGGACGCAGAGCGCACTCAGAAGGGCGGTCCCTGCGGTTCACAAGATAGTGGCCGACCTCGCACACGAGGGTGACGAGTACGAATGGGGCACAAACCAGTTCGGCGAGAGGTACATCGAGAGGATCACAACGGACCCTCTCGCCAACATCGACAAGCCCGTGCGCTTCGGCTTCTGCAACATCTACGACAAGGACGGCAACCTCCTCGGCTCCACAGTCATGACATGGAGCCAGATACAGACATCGTGGGCGAAGACGAGAAGCGGCGGGGCCACACAGAGGGAGTTCCCGGAGGAGATGGCGAAGCGCACCCTGATAAACAGGGCATGCAAGCACATCCTCAACAGCTCCCTCGACTCCAACGCGGCGGTCGTCGCGGCCTTCAACCAGACATCCGACTCCGAGTACGAGGTCGTGGATGAGGACAAGGGGAAGGCCGAGGGCAAGAGCGCACCGAAGTCCTTCAAGGAGAGGTACGGCATAGGCAAGGTTGAGGAGCCGAAGGCGGATGCGGAACCTCCGAAGCCGCAGAAGGCGGAGGAGCCGAAAGGGCCGGAGGATTTCGAGGACACGCCTTTAACGGACGATGATGACATCCCGTTCCCCGAGTCCGATGAAGGTCAGAGGGAGATGTTCTGATGCGTTATCTGATTGCGATAGACCCCGGCACGGAGCAGTCCGGGGTCTGCATAGTGCGGACAGAGGACTACAGGCCGATGTGGTGCGCCAAGCTGGACAACGGCAAGGTCCTGGGTGAAGTCCTCACCGTGCTGTATTCGTTCGAGCAACCGCCACAGACTTCCGATATCGGAATGGTAGTCGAACGGATGCAGGGCAACAGCTTCACCGTCGGCTCCGACGTCTTCCTGACCTGCGAGTGGATAGGGAGGTTCGACGTCATGTTCCAGACGGTGCTCAAGGGGGTGACGCACTATGTGTTCCGCAGGGACGAGTACAAGACCCTCTGCGGGAACCTCTACAGCCACAACGACAAGGGCGTGAGACAGTCCCTGGTGGACCGCTTCGCCTACGGGGAACCGAATTACGGCAAGGGGACGAAGCAGAAGAAAGGGTGGTTCTACGGCTTCGCCGCGGACGCATGGCAGAGCTATGGCATTGCCTGCACATTCCTGGACATGGAGGCGGAGAGGCCTTCAGAAGGAGGGGTCTAATGTGGGTTGCGAAGGTAAAAACCTACACCATCACGTGCAGATTCTGCAGGTCGGAGCTGCTTCTCGACTTTGAAGAGATCGACTTCCACGGGGCCACGTCAAAGACCTGCCCCGCCTGCGGGAACAGGGTGAAGATAACGGACGACTACGGCATGGCTGTGCCGGGTCTGGAGGCAGAGGATTTTAATAGGATTCCGGAGTGAAGAAAGATGATCGAATGGTTTCGTCATGACACTGACGCAAGGAATGACATCAAGATAAGGAGACTTCTCAGGGACAATGACAGGGCTTCCCTTGGTGCGTACTGGATGTGTGTCGAGATCATCTACCAGAACGAGGGATATGCGGACGAGGCCGCTGTGACGGAGGAGCTGTCCTTCTACAACATGGACGAGTTCATACCCGCCATGATAGACCTTGACCTCATCGAGAGGACAGGGGACGGAAGACTCACCAGTAAGAGGGTCCTGTCCGAGATTGCCTATTGGGAGCAGACAAGACGGAAAAAGGTTGAGGCAGGAAGGAAAGGTGGCCTTGCAACTCAAGCAAAAGCTACCATTGCCAAGCAGAACTCAAGCAGTGCTAAAGCGGTGCTTGAGGACACTAAAGCACCTTCAAGCACAAGACAAGACAAGACACAACAAGATAATAATATCGCATTATGCTCCACTAACGTTACGCATAATGCTCACTCCCCTTCTGACGAAGGCGAGTCGGCAGAGAGCACCAGAAAAGCGATGGATTTCTCAAAGATAGTCAACCTCTACAACCAGATCTGCAAGTCCTTCCCCTCCGTGAAGAGCGTGACCGAGGCGAGGAAGAAGGCAATCCGTGCAAGGTTCAGCGCAGGGTTTACGGAGGACGATTTCAGGACGATGTTCGAGAAGGCTGAAGGGTCGAGGTTCCTCAAAGGGGGCAACGACCGCAACTGGACCGCCGACTTCGACTGGATGCTCAAGGACTCCAACATGGCGAAGATCCTTGAGGGCAAGTACGACAACCGCCCCGGACAGAGGGTCCGGAAAGGGAACGGGAACGGCTTCGTGCCGAGGGACATAAACGGACAGTACGACGACGATGTGATGGAGGAGGTCAGCGAGCTATGAACATGAACGAGCAGATCCGCAAGTGGGATTGCGAGAGGCTGGGCGTCACATACATCCCTGAAGATGGGGACCCCGAAGAGAGGGAGAGGATGCTGTCCTCGATCAGCGCCGAGAGGGAGAAGGAGAACAGGGCCTTGCAGGAGAGAAGGGATGCGGAGGAGGTCGAGAGGGATGAGAGGGTCCAGAGGGAGGCCGCCGAGCGCAAGCTGAACACGGGGCATCTGACCGTAGGGGAGCTTCTCAGGAACTGGAGCAGAACGACACCCCCGAGATTCCGGGAGGCCGACATCCGCTTCATCGGCATGGGTGACAGGGGCAAGGCCATCCTTGACGGAGCGTCAGCACTGATTCTCGGCCCCAACGGAAGCGGAAAGACCTATACGGGATATGCCCTCACGAAGGCATGGGCTGAGATGGGCCATGACGCAATGCTCATCAAGGCCACGGAGCTTCTCGGGAAGGTCAAGACCGCCACTGACCCGTTCAAGGCAGCCAGGGACATGTTCGGGAGAAGCGTCAGGCATCTGGTCATCGACGAGGTGGACAAGATCTTCGAGAGCAAAGCCGACTTCGTCTACCTGAACTATCTGATAGACCACCGCTACGAGTGGATGCTCCAGACGGTGGCCCTGGGTAACGGGGACAAGGACGGTTTCATAGCGGCTATGGGGCAGAGCATCTACTCCAGGCTGACGGGTGACGGAGGCATAGGGGTGGTCCTGAACAGGGCCGACAGGAGAAAGGAGAGGTCCAATGGCTGAAGGCGAGAAGGTCTACAACTACCTCGACGCGTACAGGTCGAGGATCGACTGGAGCAGGATAAGCAGGTGCGAGGTGCTGGAGATGGACGACAAGTGGGAGGACAACCCGCTGTACAAAAGTTCGCTGGCGAGGGGCTTCAGGACGTTGAGGGTGGTCGTCAGGTGCCCGACGCACGGCTTCCACAAGCAGGTTGTGTCGGACCCGCCGAAGGAGGACGACTTCCTTTGCCAGAGGTGCATCTCGGCGGAGATCGACAGGCTTCTGAACATCCGATTGGGGATGGGAAGGTAGGAGGTGCGCATGGGGCTTTACAGGCTGATACCGAAGGACAGGTACATAACCCGTGAGGAGCTTGTGAGGGAATCGGGCATGGGCGACAGGATGGTGCGGAGGGAGATAAACGAGCTTCGCAAGCATCCGGAGACGGTCATCATATCGTCCTCCAAACACAGGGGGTACAAGAGGCCGTCCAGCGCGGAGGAGATAGAGCTCTGCCTCAACGAGAGCAGGTCCCGTGTGGCGGAGGAGAGGGAGAAGCAGAGGGTGCTTGAGGGCGCGCTGCTTCTGTTCAGGGGGCGCAAGGCCCCGGAGCAGGGTGAATTTGACTTCTGAGGGGAAGGAGCCTTCAGGGGGCATCAGATACAGGAGGAAGAGAAAATGGCGATCGAACCGAAGGTGAGGATCGGAGTGGAGCTGACGCTCCTTGAGGAGATTCTCGGCACGAAGCCGGGCAATGAGGAGCTTCTGAGGACATATGTCGCGGGCAAGGCCCCCGACGCGAGGAGCCTTGAGGAGGAGCTGACGGAGCGCGACGTGGATGACGTCATCGAGGAGCGCATGACGGGGTTCGACAAGGAGGATGGGCATCCGTTCATCTGGGACTACCAGCTCAAGGGCTTCCTGAAGGATTCGTGGAAGGCGCTCAAGGCGATGCAGGGCACGGAGTGCTCGAAGGTCAAGGCGTACAAGCAGAAGATCGACGGCGCGATATTCCTTGCGCCGGAGAACAGGAGGATGTTCTTCGAGAACGCCGACGGCACCAGGGTCTCGATGGGGCAGATGGGCAAGTGCGAGAGACCCCTCAGGGCGCAGACGATGCAGGGCGAGAGGGTCTCGATAGCGAAGTCGGAGGCCGTGCCTGCGGGAAGCGTCCTCAGGTTCACGGTGGAGATCTTCGAGCAGGGGCTTGAGAAGTGCGTGAGGGAGTGCCTCGACTACGGGTCCCGCAGGGGTCTGGGCCAGTGGCGCAACAGCGGCAAGGGCCGCTTCGAGTGGAGAGAGGTCTGAGCGACGGAGCTTCGGAGACTTGCGGAGCGCCGGTCCGCGGGGCGGGGCAAGGCACGGTGCGGCTTGGCAGGGCATAGGCTAGGCAAAGTGTTGCGGTGATCTGCAACGGCATAGCAAAGCATGGAGCCGATCGGCGAAGGCAAATGGCATAGGGTAGAGTCGCAAGGGCGGTGCTTCGTAAGGCAGCGCGACGGCATGGCTCAGTAAGGCAATGCAATGGCGAGGCAGGGGCGAAGCAACGCTAAGCTCAGACCAGAGTCGCGATGGCGAAGCAAGGCCCTGGGTTGGAATGCGAGGGCAGGGAATTGCAACGCAAGGAGACGGATTGCGAAGGCATAGCTGTGGAGAGCGGAGCAATGGCATTGGTTAGCAATGCTGGGCAAGGCATGGGCAGAGCGCAGACTTGGGCGGCGCAGCGGAGGCGAAGCAGGGAATGGCAAAGCGAAGGCACGGGAGGATATCGGATGAGCAGATACGTCACGGTCTACGACAGGCAGGGCCGTGAGATCCAGATGCCGTCGATACGCAGGACGGCGAGGGAGATGGGTGTCTCGGAGTCGACGATAAGGTCGAGGCTGCGCGACGGGAACTGGATACACCGGGACGGATACGTGCCGGTGAGGGTGAGGACGGCATGAACCATGTCCTTCTGACCCTGTGCAGGGCGGCGTTGTTCCTGACATCCCATGACATCCTGCTGGCGGCACGGAACCTGGCCGCCGTGACCGGGATTCCCGGCAGGGAGGTCTCAAGGATTCTCCGTGACCTGGAGCGTGAGGGTCTCATCCGGTACACCAGGAGATTCGAGTATGACAGCTGGATGGAACGGCGTGTGAGCCGTCAGGGATGGGAGATAACAAAAAAGGCATACGGGACCGCCGAGTTCGATGTCGCGCTTGACGTGGAGGCCATGTGGCTGTCGCATTTCGCGAACGGGGAGCTTGAGGCCGATCCCCGCATGGCGTCGGCCCATTACATGGACATCAGGCATTTCCTTGATCCGAGGAGGAACGGATGAGTGAGAGTATCGTCTACAACATCGACTGCATGGAGTACATGAGGACGCTCCCCGACAAGGCGTTCAGCCTTGCCATAGTCGACCCTCCATACAGCATAGATTCCGTCATGGGCAACAGGGGCAACGGCAGGAAGGCGAAGTTCTCACAGGGGGCGGGCAAACTCAGAAACCGTTTCCTGAACAAGGCTGAACTAGGATGGGACATCGCACCGACACAGGAGTATTTCGATGAGCTGTTCCGCATCTCCGAGAATCAGATCATCTGGGGAGGGAACTACTTCAACCTTCCGCCGACAAGGGGAATCGTCTGCTGGGACAAGAAGCAGCCGTGGGAGAACTTCTCGCAATGGGAGATGGCCTGGACGAGTTTCAACTGCCCCGCAAAGATTTTCCACCTTGCAGCGACAGCCAGAACGAAGGAAGACGTGAAGATCCACCCGACACAGAAGCCTGTGAGGCTATATGAATGGCTGTTGGAGAAGTTCTCGCAGAGAGAGAGAGAGTAATAGACACCCATCTCGGTTCGGGAAGTTCCCGCATAGCATGTGCGAAATTCGGTGTTGATTTCGTCGGTTGCGAGATGGACAAGGCTTATTTCGAGGCGCAGGAACAGAGGTTCGCAGAATGGTCAGCGCAGTTGAGTTTCGATTTCTAAAAAGCATCGCCAGGGAAACCAATGTCACAAAGGAGGCTGTATGAAAGTCGACGATCTGATAAGGCGGGCGCTGTCGGAGGGAAGGATATCCGTTGACGCCGAGAGCGGCACCGTCAACTGGCCCGACGGGAGAAGGGTCATCCCGGAGATGAACCCCAAGGGCTATCTGAGGTTCCGCATCACGGTGGACGGGCGCAAGTGCCATTTCCGCGTCCACAGGGTCGTCTATCTCGCCACCCACGGCTCCATCCCGGAGGGGTGCCACATAGACCACATCAACGGGAACAAGCAGGACAACAGGGCCTGCAACCTCCGTCCCCTGACGGACAGGGAGAACAGGAGGGAGGTCGCAAGGCTCAGAAGGGAGAACATGGAGAGGCCGCAGCCTCTGCTGTTCCTGTCATGAGGGGAAACCATTCCGGTCGTTGACCGGAGACAAGTAGAGCGAGACGGCCCGGAGAGACGGGCTGGGCCGTGCGTGGGCGCATCGGGGTCCGACTCCCCGACACGGCATGCAAGGAGGTTAGACATGGAACTGGATGAGGTTTTGAAGGGAGCAGGAGTAGGGGCCGGCGCGAAGGCGCTCGAGGCGCTTGCCGTGTCGAGGATTCCCGACGACCAGCCGATGGGGATCTACAGGAATGCCTCATCGGAGGCAGGCGAGAAGGCGTCGTCCCGCGACGAGGTGATGCGGATGGCGCGGCTGCTCGGCATGGACCTCTCCCCTCTGATGGAGGGGCTCTCGGAGGAGTGCGGGGCGGACCTGCTCCGGGTCATGGGCGTGTGGATCGCGAGCGCCGGCCTCGGGACGAGGAACGACATGGGCGTGATGCTTCTGATGATGAGGCGCTTCGTGCTGCCTCTGGCGGAGAGGAGGAACGCGCTTCAGCGCATGGTGGACCTTCTCAGCCGTCCAGCTTCGCCTGAGACGAGCGAGAACGCCCCTTCCTGCGATTCTTCGGCGAAAGATGAGAAACTGCACCACCCGGAGGGAAACGATGCGTGACGGGCTTTCTCGGAGGGATTGCATAACGCTGGACAGGAGGGAGGCGGAGGCCGTGTTCGACCTGCTGGAGGACGATGTGACGTACAGGGCGCTCCACAACCTCCCGTACAGGGAGATACCGGGCTACGGGAGGCTGGCCTCCTTCCTCGGGAGGGTCGGGGGCATGGGGCACTATGAGCATGTGAGGATGAAGATGGAGGACGGATCGTATGACGAAAACTGACGGACAGGGCAGAAGCCCCCTGGAGGCGAGGGTCGTGACCTACGCCTTCGAGCATGACGTGGATATGGACAGGGCGGCCTACCTTGTGCTCGCGGACGAGTTCCGCAAGGGGCAGGCCGGCCTGTATGACAGGCTCTTCGGGAAGAAGGGAGGGAAGTGATGGCGAATGGTGTGAAGCTGAGATATGACGACCTCACCGACAAAGAGAGGTCCCTTCTGCGGATGCTCGTGGGCGACAGGCTCTCGGACAGGTTCGCGCACCTGCACAGGGTGGCGGACTCGCAGGACGCGGATGCGCTCGAGGCCGTCTGCGCCGAGATAAGGGAGCTGAAGGCCCTGCACGGGAGGCTCTCGGATGGATGACGTGAGGATGATGCTCCTTGAAGCGGGGTATGTGGAGATCCGTCCGGGGAGTTTCCGGAAAGGAGGCGGCCGCGCGGTGATATCGGGCTACGTGGTGTTCGTCCGCAGGGACAACATGTGGAGGCCCTTCCTCCACGACAGGGCGGTGCGCCTCGGCGTGGAGATGATGGAGAGGCTGTCGGCGATGAGGCCGGCCGAGCGCACGGGAAGGGAGGACAGGACGAACTATGACATCTGTCAGCGATTCGTTTGAGAGCTTCGCGTCCGGTCTGGACAGGGACCTCTCCGATGCGAGGGGCGGGAGATGGAGGAGGGCCGGAAGGTATCTGCCGTCGCCTCCCGTGAAGGTCGGCAGGAGTGAGGCCCTGAAGGCGGCCCTGCTGATGCTCCCCCCGCTTGCGGTGTGCGTCCTGTGCATCCTGCATCTGGCGGGGGCCGTATAGGAGTGGGAGATTCACCCGAAGGGTGGGCTTGCGCCGCCCCAGGGGATTTGTTTTTTTCAAGATGTTTTGGGTATTCAGAGATTCCCGGGGCCGTCCTCACGGAAGAGGCGGGGGCGGCCCCTCTCTGGAGGGAGGGGAAGATGGAGAAAGAGCTTTGGGCGTTCCTGGAAAAGACGCAGGAGATGAGGAGAAAACAGGCAGAGTATTTCCGCACACACGATGCGAACGTGCTGCAGGAATCGAAGAAACTGGAGCGGGAGGTCGACGGGATGGCCGACGAGCTCCAGTCCAGACGGAAGGGCGAGATGCTCTTCTAGGAGGCGAGGATGACGACGAAGGAGATGATTGAGGTCATGCAGGCCTATGCGGACGGCAAGGGGATAGAGCGCAGATGCAAGCATGATCTGTCCGAAAAATGGGAAGATGCAAAAGACCCCGGATGGAACTGGAATCTTTTCGACTATCGCATAAAGCCTGAGAAGGCCGAGCCGAGGTATCGCCCGTACAAGGACACGGATGAGATGATCGCCGACTGGGACAAGAGGTGTAACGCTAATACCCACTGGCCTGAGTACGGTATGCCAGTGATTTGGGTGAAGGATACAATCGGATATAAGCATCTGCTTGTCGATTATGGAGATGCTACTGTGGAGACTAGCTATGAAAAACTTTCCATGTCGGAACTCTTAAAGGGCTACACCTATCTTGACGGCTCCCCATGCGGGAAGGAGGTAGCAGAATGAAGTACGGAAAGATTTACACGTATGAGAACAGAAACGAGGCTAAAATCGGCATCGGTGATTCAGAGGACGAGAAGAAAATCACAGAGGCATGGAATCACCGTCATAATCCTTGGCATACAGGCACACCAACAGAGGAAGGGTGGTATCTTGTTGCATATGAATGTGTCCACGGATGTAAGAACAAAGGCAAACTTGAATATTATACAATGCACATCTTTGAAGATGAATTGGGATATAAAGACATAAGAGGAAGGGCAAGTGACGATGTTTGGAAAGCGATCGCATGGCAGAGGATAGAGCCTTACAAGGAGAAGGAAGATGTTTACAAAGGATGAAATCGAGGTTTGTAGGACTTGTGATTTGCCGTGTTCTATTAGTGCTGGTTGTCCACTTGCCCATACATGGCATACAGAGACACCGACAGAGGAAGGTTGGTATCTGATTGCTATAAGATTTGGAAACAGAATTGAATATGAGTCAAGGAGATGTAGAAGGACAATAGATAACAATGGGAATGAATGTATGAGATTTGATGGTTGTAACCCAGTTATCGCTTGGCAGAAGATAGAACCCTATAAGGAGGCGAACAATGAGCGTTAGACAGATGACCTGCTACGATTGCGCTTCCAAGTGCGACCTGTACAGACGGGCCCGTGACGGGGCAAAGGATGCAACGGACCTGTATCTTGTGGTTTTCTCATGCAAGGTGGGATGTCCGATGGGATACGATTCGTACAGTGCCTGCTATCCGATCAAGGAGGCGGGCGAATGACCATATACAAACGCTTCGGGGAGAAGAAGCTCTACATGAAGAGATACTGCAGCACCAATTGGGAGAAATCCCTCAAGGAGGAGTCGAGGCAGAGGGACTACCTGATAAGCAAGCACCTGGCGGACAAGTCGGTCAGCATGGACGAGGTCTGTCTGATGTACAGACAAGCCATTGGGGAGGCAGGCACATGATCCGGATAATCACCAGAGGCAGGTTGAAGAGGTACAGGACCACCTGCCCTTTTTGCGGGACTGTGTTCACATACGAGGAGGTGGACATCGAGACAAGCACCATATTGTGGAGGAGCTTCGTGGAGTGCCCGCTGTGCCGGAAGTCTGTCGTGGTCTCCGGGAAGGAAGAGATCGAGGAGGACGAGACATGATCATATGGATTGCGGCCATCGCAGGTACGGCTTTCCTGGCGATCTTCCTGGCGGCGCTGTTCGAGGCCGTCAGGGATGTCGCGGACGAATGGGACAGGACGCTCTACACGATCGTCACCGACGATGCGGTGTACGAGCACTGCACCCGGGTGACCTTGAGGAGGCACGGCGTCACATTCACGCATGACGGGACGAGGCATGTCCTCATGGGCGTGAGGTACACCGCCGTGAGGGAGCACATGGAGGCTGATGATGGGCAGAAAGGGTGACAGGGTCCTGTCCTTCGACAGGCACGGCAGACCCGTGCGGGTCTATCCGTCGGTCGCAGCCTGCGCACAGGCGCACGGCATATCCGCGACCGCGGTCAGGGACGCGATAGACAGGGGCAGGATGAACGAGGCGACGGGCCTCTTCTTCGACTACGCCCCATGACAGACGCGCCCCCTGAGACACATACACACAACTATTGATATCGAAAAGCATCCGAAGGAGGTAACAAAGGATGAAAGCGAACAGAATCGCATTGGCATTGGTCGTCCTGGCGGTCGCACTGGGGCTCTGCTCCTGCGCGCAGGACGTCTCGCGCGACGACGGTCTCTGCACCGTCACGTTCTCCGCAGACAGGTCGAGGGATGTGCTTGCCAGCATAGCCTACCCGGAGCCCATGTCCCAGACATGGACGCTGGTGGCGGAGAAGAAGGATAATGGAAGCGCCACGGGCGCGGGGTCCTACGACAAGGTCCTCCTGACCGACGGCTTCGGCCCCTTCTCGACGGGCAGGTGGACCTTCACCCTCATATCCGAGGACTACAGGGGCGAGGTCACGACGATCCTCAGCGAGGGCGCGAACGCGATCAGCATCGACCTGTCCCTCAAGGCCGGCGACGGGAACATAAGGCTCGTCGGCTGCAACGCCCCGCAGACCGAGTCCGGCCTCACCTTCAGCAGGGCTGAGGTGCTGATGGACGGGAAGGTCCTCTTCTCCCTCGACAAGAGCTACGCGGGCCTCGTGGACGGCAAGTGGAGGTTCGCACAGGTGGAGAGCTGCGCCTCACCCGGCATACACGACATGGAGGTCCGTCTCATGGACTCCTCGCAGAGCGCGTACCGCACCGAGACGTTCAAATTGAGGGTCGAGCCGAGGGTCACGACCGAGCTGTCCTTCGGGGTCTTCGAGGGATCGGCGGGCTTCACGGTCAACCTGGACAGGAAGGAGGGCATAGCCGAATGAGGGGCATGCCCCACAGAGGGATGGGGACAAAAACCCGTCCCTCTGCGCTTTCAGGGGCCGATTCCCCTGCAGGAACACCCATATGCTTCGCATATCCTGTGCATTTCCTGTCGGAAACCTGTGGAAAGCAAAAGGAAAAAGGGTGGATCGGTGAGAGAGGGCGGGCGTCGTCCGGG